GGGATATTATTTTGATTCCTTCTGGAGCAGGAAGTCCAAGAAACTTTAATAAAAAAGATTATTATTTAATTGATGATTATTTGGTTGAAGCTGTTTTGTAATGGTGTTTTTTGTTTGCTTATGGCGTATCTTTTTTGGGTACGCCATTTTTTGTTTGTTATAATTAAAAATTCATTAATTTAGTGCCGTATATGTCAAAAAAAGCCCCTATACCCGTAAACAGTATATTTGTTACTGTAACAAAGCCAGTAGCGGATATTATTAAAACCAATGGCGGTTTAGAACTGTATCTCGATTCAAAATGGCATCACGAACAACACGTTTCATGTACAGGTAAAGTAGCCTCATTGCCAAAAGATAACCCATTTCAAGGGCAATTACAAGAAGGGGACGAGGTTTGTTTTAGCTATCAAGTTATTGCTACAAGAAGGTTTGATGCAGACGGACACATGTTTAACCCATACATAGACGAACCATACAGAAAACAATTTTATGACGGTCAAATGAATAAGATTGACATATGTGCATATAAAGGAAGTTTTGGGGTTATTAAGTATGCTTGTTCTTATGTAGATAAAAGAGGTGTGTTTATTGATGGAGCAGTTGGTACACAATCAGTTATGGAAAGATGGTTAAGCCAATTTCAGTTTGGCAACACCCAATCATTTATTTTTTCAAATCTCATTGACTACGAAAATCAGCATTATTGGAAGTGCGATTACTCTCACATATTTGCTAAAAAAGTAAAGGGTAAACTACAATCTATTGGAGATAGGGTTATTTTAAAGCCAATAGATGTTCTTGTTCCCAAGCACGTATTTACCGAAATGGGCTTAGAAATACCTAAAAGTGCTGTTTATAATCGTGAAATTGGTAGAGCAGAAGTTGTGTCGGGGGGTAAATCTATTGGGTTGAAAAAGGGAGATATTGTGGGTTTTGACGACCAATACAAGGAAAGATATGCCTACTTTGATAAAGATTATTACCTTTTACAAGAATCAAGAATAACAGAAGTATATGAATAACATCAACGATATATACAACTTTTTGCTGTTTATAATCAGTAAGGAAAGGGGTGCTTTTATCACCGTTGATGAGGCAATGGCTTGTCTTGATTCGGCACAAATGGAATTGTTTGAATACTATTTTAAAGAATATGGGGAAACTCAAAAGGTACACGATGCCTTATCGGTGTTTAAAACAAGGGTTCAATTTAATGCAGTAGGTGGTGTGGTGGATTATCCTGCGGATTATTTACACCTATTAGCAGGGGTTTATACTGTTACGGGTAGTACAGTTAATCCCGTTGTTTTTGTCAATGAAGATGAGTTACCCGATGCCCTTACTTCACAACTAAGACCCGTAACCACAGCTAACCCGATAGCATTAGATTATGCGTCAGGTTTTCAGATATACCCACAAACAACACAAATTGGATTTTATACTTACTTACGTAGACCCGCAACGCCTGTTTTGGCTTATACGCAGTCGGGAAGAACATTGACATACAATGCAAATGCAAGTACACAGTTAGAATTTTCAGCAGCGTACATTAACAATATTATGGCAAGAGCCTTAAAACCATTTGGTATAAATCTTTCAGAAGCAGACGTGCAACAATATGCCTTAACCCAACAAGAAATAACAAAGTAAAATGCCTAATACTACCAAAAGATTAATTTCAGATGCGGTCTTATTCCGATTGTATGGGGGCAGACAGGATATTAGTTCGCCTGTTCAAAAGCAGGATATTTTTAAGGCAACCGAACAATGGATTAATTCAAAATATAAGTTTCAGCATTTATCCATAACATTACCTTCGGGAGAAACCATACCCGATAGTGCCGTATTTGCAACTTACGAAAATGTAGACGTTACATCTTACGGAGATAAATCAAAATCAACACTACCCGTAATGCCCATTTCAATGCCTAAAAACATTGGAATATTTGATATTTACGATACTAATGATAATCACTATATCCCCTTACAAAAAGGACATGGGCAATTATTAAGAACAGACGAATTGCTTAATTCTTTATTTGGTCAAGTATGGTATGAGCCATCGGGTAATACAGTAATTTACTCCCAAGATTTAACGCTTGTAGGTATTACTTCCGTTACAATGGTATTAGCCGTTTTTGATATGGCACAGTACAGCGAAACAGACATATTGCCAATACCTTCTGATATGGAAACCGATTGTGTTAATGATTTAGTAGCACAGTTTAGCCCTGTAATGCCTGAAAGCGGTCAAGTAAACAACTATACAACAGCCCAAAAACCACCTAACCAATGACAGTAGTTTCACTCGATAGTATAGTTAGAAATGTGCTTATGCAAAGGCAATATCCCTTGCATTGGTATATTCAGTTTTTGGTGTACGCAAGAAACTGTTTGCAGGAAATATCTATGGACGACTTGTACGTAGTAAACACAAAACTATTACCCGTAAACGCTGTAAATGCGGTTGATTTGCCCCCCGATTTTTTAGACTATGTAAAAGTAGGGGTACAAGTGGGTCAAACAATCAGACCGTTAGTAGAAGATAACGGTATTAATAGGCTTACAAAACTTAATAGCAATTTTGAACCCGTACCTTATTTGCAAGCAGAATCAAGCGACCCGTCAGAAGTACAGCAGCAGAACTTAGGTTACAGCCCCAACTTCTTTAATTATTGGTACACAATAAATTGGAATTTATACGGTGAAAATATAGGTAGATATTTTGGTGGTAACGCATACGCTGATACCTTTTCCTTAATCAGAGAAAGAAACCAAATCCAACTGCATGAAAAGCTAAATATTGACTATCTGTATTTAGAATACGTGTCAAATGGGATGAACACCAATGCAGCCACTATGATTACGCCTTATGCGTTTGCAACTATTGAAGCGTTTATCTTATGGAAATTAAAGGAACATAGTAGAACTTACAGCATTGGAGAAAGACAAATAGCAGAGCAGCAATACATCCAACAAAGAAAAATATTAAGAGCAAGGATTAGTTCTTTGACTATTTCTGAATTGAAACGAATAGTAAATAAAAACATTTATGCAGCCCCTAAATCATAATTAAAACTAAATAAATCTATGAACCAAGTAGAAATTTGGAAAGATATAAAAGGGTATGAGGGTACTTATCAAGTAAGCAATAAAGGGAGAGTTAGGTCTGTGGATAGGGCAGTCCTAAATAAGAATTATCAAGTTAATTATGTTAAAGGTAAAATGTTAGCAAATATATTTGACAAAGACGGATATAAACAAGTTTCATTATATAAAAAGGGAACTCAAAAAGAGTTTAAAATACATAGGCTTGTGGCTCTGACTTTTATAGAAAAAATAGATGGCAAAGATTGCGTGAATCATAAAAACTGCATTAAAACAGATAATAATGCTAATAATTTGGAATGGTGTACCACCCAAGAAAATACCGAACATGCGAAAGCCAACGGTCTTTATATGAAAGCTGCGGCAGTTAGAAAATATAATAAAGAGCAAAAGGGCAAAGATTTGTCTTTTGAAAAAATAATATTAGATACGCAAACGGGTATATTTTATGATACAGTTAAAGATGCTTCTGATTCTAAGTGTATAAAATTTTCATATCTGAAAAAGGCTCTTTTAGGTTATTCTAACAATAGGACTTCATTAAGATACGTATGATAAAGGTAAAAAAGATATTAACGGGCGGCACAAATGGGGATGATTCATTGCAAACAATGGGTGAAAACCAAATGTTGCGTGTAATGAACGGAAGGGTTGGTGTTACAGAATATGGAAGAGACAATAGATTAGAAAATGTACCCGGTACGGTTCAGATATTACAAAACGTATATGCCCCGTATGGTACGAACCTTTGCATAGGCAGTGTACCCGATAATGTAAGAAACAGGCTTATTTATTTTATCTATAACACTTTTGGAGATCATGGTATTTATGCCTATGACCTTGAAAGTGGAATTACCTATGCAGTACTTTATGATTCGCAGGTAATTGGTGGGTTAAATTTTGACAAGAATTTTAGGATAGACCGCAATGCAAATGTTATTGGCGACTTATTGTATTTTACAGATAACACAAATGAGCCAAGAAGGTTGAATATAGAGGCGGGTATTAAGATGAACCAAGCAAGTTACGTTACAGACGTATTGCCGTACAGCTATCCAATGAACCCAGAAGTAATTACTATCATTCGCAGACCGCCTTTTTATACCCTTACAATAGACAAAAAGAACGATGCTACTTTTACTAATAACTTTGTAAAAGATGCTTCACTTCAATTTGCTGTAAGGTACTTTTATAGAGATTATGAATACTCTGTTTTAGGTGCTTTTTCTGAACTTGCACCATACAACTCACCGCAAGATAATTTTAATTATGTACAAATAACATTACCACAAACAGAAGTTATTGACCAAGACGTATTAGAAGTGGAATTGGTTTTTAGATTAGGTAATAGCGGGGCTTGTCAGATAATTAAAACGTGGGATAAAGATGATATTAACGCCCACAATACAGGAACGACATTAACATTTAACTTTTACAATAATATAGCGGGGCTTTCTTTAAGTTTACATGAATCTGTAAAGCCGTTTGATAGCGTACCGCTTCTTTCAAGGACTATTGAATTTTCAAGAAACAGAAATTTTTTGGGAAACAATGTAGAAGGATATGATACGCCATCATCTTCAAGCATGACGGCAGAAGTTGTAAAGTTTGAAAACGGTCAAACTAATTTAAAAGGATATTGGGGAATAGTTACATTAAATTATTATATAGGCGGTAGCGTTGTTGCGGTTAGGGATTATTATTCGTTAGTTTTAGGCGGTGGCTTATCCCCTGACCACTATTTTTTTTCATTATATAACGAGCCCCCAATTATACCACCTTCTACAATAGACGTAACAACTGCCACATATAGTTCTACGGGGGTAACATTATTAATGGCTCAAATTGCACAAAATAGCGGCATTACTTATGACTATTACATAGTAGTTGGTTCTGGTTTAGATAGCGGGTATAGAAGCGATGTTACAGGGGCGACAATATCATTGGGAGGTGCAATGGCGTTTAAATCAAACGGAACGTATAGATACGGGACTGTATTTTTTGATAAATACAGAAGGAAGTGCGGCGTTTCTTTAAATGATAACAACCTAATTACAACTCCCGACAGAAGTTATGACCAAACGGTTTATAATCTTGGTATAGATTGGGGTTTAAGCAATGTAAATGCCGTAAATGAAATACCGAATTGGGCGTATTATTATGCACCCGTAAGAACGCATAATCTTACTACAAGATTTTTTGCGCAAGCAAGAGCCAATTCAATATTTTATACTACAAGACTGAATGATGGAACTTATACTCACACAACCACAGCATACGCAAGTGGCTTATATGGTGTATCAATAGATATTAGTCAGTTTATTGGTTTTGGTTTTGGATATACATTTGAAGAAGGTAGCGGTGATTTGGTAAACCTTTATTTCCAAACGGGAGTAACAGGTAAAAAAACATTACCAATACTTGCACAAGACGGTAAATGGCTTATATTGAAATTGGATAATTTTGGGGCTTTGGGCGGCACTATTACCCCTTTATTTGAAATATTTACACCTTACAAAGAACTTACAAACGAACCTTATTACGAAGTAGGTCAAATATATCCAATAACCAACCCGACAGCATCGAATAGAACATATAGCACCACAAAAGGTACTTTTAATGGAGATATATACGTCTTACAAAGAACAAACACAAACGGCAACTATTTTACAGAAAATATGTCCCCTAATGATTTGTTTTGGAGAAATTGGTATAGTGATATTGGGTGGAGTACAACAATAGACGAAATAGGTCAACAAACAAAAACAAGCAGTATTTCGTGGAGTAATACTATCATTGAAGGTACACGAACAAATGGTCTTTCTACTTTTGATGCCCTTGACGAAAGAAATTTGCCGTCCGAATGTGGTGCAATTCAAAAGCTACAAATTGCAAGCAAGTTAGCCGAACAAGGTAAAATAATGTTGGCTATTTGCGTGAACGAAACTGTATCTATGTATCTTTCGGAAGTGCAGTTGGTGGGAGCATCCGCAAACGCATTTATAGCAGAATCAACAGGGGTAATAGGTACAATTAACGTACTGCAAGGCTCTTTTGGTACAGTTAACCCCGAAAGCGTAGTTCAATATTTAGGCAATGTATATTGGATTGATGTTAATTCAGGGGTAATGGTGCAATATTCAAGTAACGGGCTTTACCCTATCAGTCAATTTAAGCAAGCAAGATTTTTCCAAAGGTATTGTAAGAATTATCTTGAAGCAAGTACAGGCAACCTTGATAATATTAACGGGTTTCATCATTTACCGTCATTTATAGACCCATTGCATAAAGAAGTGGGTATTTCACTCGTAGGGCTTATTTATCAGAACTATGCTACTACTTTACCAAGTTATTCATCTGTTCCATCCTATGCAACCTCTATCATAAACAGGTTTGACATATACGACCAATTAGCTAAAACAATGGTGTTTCAATATGAGAAAAACCAATGGAATCAAGATTTTGAATACTTAGGCGAACAGTACGACTACATAGAAAACCAAATGTTCGGGTTTAAAAACGGTGTGTTATACAAGTTTAATGCAGACACTACAAATTGGAATAAATGGTTTGGCACTCAATATCCAGTAAGGCTATGCTTTGCTCAAAACACTCCAATTCCAAGCGGAGTAAAAGAAATATTTGACATTGCCCTTGAAGGCTCTCAAATACCCGATTTTACCGTACTTTATACAGACTATCCTAACGTACAAATTACAGACTTAGCATCAAACGATTACTCAAATAAAGAAGGGGTGTTGTATGCAAGGTTTTTAAGAGATAGGCTATCCCCTAACGCAACCGGAACAGCAGACGAAAAGCTATACAAGGGAGATGTTATTATAAGCCAAGTACCACAAGTGATGTTAGAATGGCAAGCATATAGGGGCTTAATTTACATTAACTTTGTAGACGTAGGAATGATGATTTCGAGAGGGCAAAAAAGTATTTTGCAATAGGATTAAAAACGTTAATTTTATAAATATAAAAAATTACACATTATGCCGATAGACCCACTTACAGCGATTGGTGCAGGAGTTGGTGCTTTAAATACTTTTGGTAGATTTTTGTTTGGTAGTAAGCAAAACAGGCTTGCTAATCAAATTAATCCGATTTACAAAGAAAGACAGATAAGCCCATATGCCCAACAAAACTTAGGCATTACTCAACAGCTTTTTAATGCACGTATGCCCGGTGCAGCAGAGGCGGCAAGAAATATTGCAGCCAACCAAGCAAGTCAAATGGCTAATATTAATCGTAATGCAACCGATTCTTCACAAGCATTAGCATTAGGGGCGGCAACACAAGGGGCAGCTAATCAAGCATATACAAACTTAGGAATACAAGAGGGCCAAATGAAGTATGGTTTATTAGATAATCTAAACAGAGCCTACGGTCAAATGACAGATGAACTTGACAAGCAGCAACAAGATATGCTTAGAAAGTATCAATTAGACCTTGAAGCCAAGTCTGGGTTAAGACAATCGGGTGCATTTAATCAATACGGTGCATTAAGCGATTTATCTTCATTAGCAATAAAATTGGGTCAATATCAAAGTTCAGGGAAATAATAAATAATACAATCAAATGGCAGAAACACCGTTCAATAATGCTGATTATGCGGGTATTAATTTACCAAATATGTTTGGCAGTCCCGGTGATGCTTTAAGTGCCGCAACTGCCCAAAAGGAAAGACAAAAAATTAGACAAGATTCTTTGTTAGAAAGGCAAATTGCAGATCAGATAAGACAGCAGCAACAAGACGAAATGGACTTGTATCGTAAAACAAAAATGATACAAGACTTAACTGATTTGTCAAAACATCAAACAGGAAGTGATGTAGCTAATGCCATAGGTAATGAAAAAGTTGCAGAACTAATAAATAAATATACTGCTAACGTAAGAAATATGTCTTATCCTGATTTACTTTCAGGAATTACAAAAGACATGAGTGCAATTGTTTCATCATTAGACGCATTAAAAAACGAATTGGATGTTTCAGATAAAGCAGTAATGCAATTAAAGCAACAATTTCCTGAATTAGATGCTTCGCAAGTTGCAAGAGATTTAAGAACGGACGCATTACAAAGAAGAATAGGCAACGGCAATACTTTTATTAATCCATTAGAAGTGCCGCCTTCTCAAGTCGCAGCACAATTAGCCGACCCTGAATTTTTAAGTAGATACATAAGAGGCAATAAATCATTAGTAGATGAAATTACTAATCCGAGAGGGATGGAAGAGGCTAAAGTGTTTACGGGAACTCCAATGGAAAATGTAAGATTTGAAGCTAAAATGCCTTATTGGAAACAACCTACATTTAAAGCAGAAGAAGTTGTTGGAGGTTTTTTACCCAAAGGCAAAACGCCTTCACTTAAAATAAAATCAGAAGTAATACCCGCAGAGGCTTTGCCAAGTTCAGGTAATAGACCCTTTACTGTAATTGATTCAGAGGTATATAAAAGGTTTTCACAAGACCCTACTAAAAACCTTGAATTAATACAATCAACAAGACAGGCATTCCCTAACTACGATAACTTTAACAGAGAAGAAAAAGAACTTGCTAAAAGGCACGTATTATATAACACTATTGAAGCATTAGATAAATCAGACTTCATTCCCGCAGCAAGTACACGTGCGCCTGTAAGCAATACAAGAATTAATGTAGGTGGCGGTGGTTCTAAAAACCAAACAGTTGATTTTGTTCAAAGATTTAAAAAAGCAACAGAGCAAGGAACATCAGATGATATGATTGATATTATAAGAGAAATGTATGCTGGAAATGGTAGTGTTAAATTAATAGATGCAAAAGTAGATAAAGAAAATAAGGGTATTAGAATAACAACAGCACCAATAATAGACGGTTTGGTTGCAGAAGAAATGAAAAAAGATGAATTTATAAAACCAAACGACCCCAACTACTATTATAAAATAGCAAACATATTTCAAAGAACAACGGGAAGTAATACTCAATTAGAAGGTAATATATTTAAAGGTAAAGCTGATTATAAAAAAGATGTAAAGCCGCAAGCAACACAAAAATCTAATAAAAAAATAACTTATAAAGGCTTAGATAAAAACGGTAATCCTATATTTGAATAATTATGCAAGATTTAGAATTAGATAATCAAAGAAGGACACAGTTAGATGCTAACATTAGAAAAATGTTAGAAGGTGGTGCTACGAAAGACGATGTGATGAAATATGCGTCTGATTTTAAAAATCAGTTTGGGTTAAAAAAAAAAGTTGGTGTCGTAAAGTCATTGACTACATCTTCCCCTACACCATCACAAGGAGAAATTAAAATAACAGGTGGGTTAACTCCATTACAACCTGTAAAGAAAGGAATTGAAGAAGTAAGACCTACTGCAAAAGGTATTGTAGGCGAAAACCTTATTGCACAAGCCATTGAAAAAGATAAAATAAAAGAAGATAGTTATTTTGGTGCTGTATGGAATAACTTAATAGGTAGCGCACAAAGATTAGCAGGGGGGATAGTCCGTGCCGAATCTTTTGGCGACCCCGTTTCATTGGCATTAAGAAGTTCAGATGAAAAGTATGGGACTAATTTAGCACAGTTAAGAGAAATGGCTTTAACCAAAGGGGCTAAAGACCTTATTGGCAATCTGCGTACAGATACTTCATCAAAAGAAAATGAAAATAAAATAATTGAAGGATTTGATATAACCGATGGGATAGGTTGGAAAGACTTAAAAGCATTGGGCGTAATGATACCGTCTATGGTAGCGGATATGGGATTAGGTGCTGCTACAATGGGTACAACCTTTGCCATTCAAGGATATGATGATGCACTTACTCAATTAGATAAAGCTACAAAAGACAAGCCCGTTGACCCCTTAACAAGGCAGATATTTGGGTTAGGCGGTGCAACTGTAACAGCAGCTTTAGAAAAAGTCGGTTTAGACAACATTATTAAAGTACCTGCTTTAAAAAAGTATGCTATATCAAAAATAGTAAACGAAACAGCAGATGAACTTATTGAAAAAGGTGTAAAAGTAACAGCAGATCAATTTGAAAAAACCGTTCTTAAAAACGCTGAAAACTTTGCTAAAAAAGAAGCAGCAAAAAGAACTATACAAGGTGCGACAAGAGGTTTGGTATCAGAAGGTAGTACAGAAGCCTTACAAGAAGGCGGTATGGACTTAATGAAATTAGCAGCCAATAAATTAGAGAACTTAGAAATATTTGACGAAGATGAAATGAAAGATACTATTGCTCAAAGGTATCTTAATTCATTTGCAGTAGGTGGATTGTTAGGTAGTGCGGGTGGTGCTGCATTTAGCCGTTTTGGAAATACCGAAAGAGCTATTGAAGAAAGCCTTAAAAAAGCAAAAACGCCCGAAGAAATAAAATCAATTATTGAGCAAGTAAATGCTAATATTGAAAGTGGTGCTATCCCCCCTGAAAATGCAGAAGCTATTGCACCAATCATTGAAAAATACACTACAACGATACAGCCGTCAGAAGTAAGAAAGCCCGAAATAGTAGAAAAAGGAAATAAATTTGAACAAGGTCAAGACGGTAAGTTTACTGCATACAAAAAGGGTGAAGCAATAGTAGATGAAAGTGGTGCGCCAATAAAATTTGATACTATTGAAGAAGCTAAAGAAGCAGTTAGATTAAGTGAAACAAAACCTAAAGGTGAACCCGAACAAATATCTCAACCCATTGAACTATCAATAGATGAAACAACTCAAACTACCGAAATTCCCGTCAAAACAGAAGCAAAGGTCGGAGAACCAAAAACGACTACTGAAACTATCGGAACAACAGAAGTTACAGAAGCAGAACCTATCCAAGAAAAAGTAACGGTAAGAAGGTTATCGGGTGAAGAACCTCCAATGAGAGAAGGGGTAAGAATTACTACATTAAGTGGTATGACCGAACCCGAAAGAACAAGTGCGATTGAACAAAGAAAGAAAGAAACTAAGGTGTCTGACAAAGTAATGCAGACTAATGATTTAGTAATGCAAGCTAAGTCATATTTTGATAAAGGTGCAAGATACGCTAACAGTGCGGAAGGTAGGGCTAAGTTAAATGAGTTAAGAGCAAAAGCAAGAGAAATGGGTCTTGAAATTGACCCAACAAGAAACGCAGTAGTAAGAAGGAATGAAAAAGGCAGAATAACAAAAGTAGCTTACAATAGTAAGGCAGAAGGAGATGCGGTTATTGATGAAAAAGGAGTTGTATTAGTAGATAGAGATAGAGGTGTACAAGAAGCATTTGAGGAACTAACAGATAATGATGTGTTTCTTGATATTACTCAAGAAAACGGTACACGCATGAGTGCCGCACAAGTAGATGCTACTATTCAAGACATATTAAATGGCATACCAAGTAAAAGAGCCAATAGATACCTTGACATGGTAGAGAAGGCTACTAAAGAAAATGCTTATCCATTATATGATAAAACATTAGGTGAATTTGCACCTTCTATTGAAGAATTGAGAAGTAAATTAGGAGTAGAAAAAGAAACCGTTGGTGAACCAATGGATGAAACATCTTTACTTAAATTCCTTGAAGAAGAAAGCCAACTAACACCCGAAGAAGAAGCAGAACTATTAGATAACATAGAAAATTTACTTTATGAATACGAACCAAACATTGAAGAAGGAATTGAAGCAGAAGTTTCAGAGCCTCAACCCGCAACAGAAGCAGGAGTTTCTACAAAGACTAAACCGATTGCAGAAGTTGAAGAAACAAAACCAAGAACCACAGAAACAGCAGTAGAACCACCCAAACCACCAACTGCCGAAGATGTAGATGCAATGGAATTGGATAGGACTACAAGCCTTGAACACGCAGCCACAGAACAAAAACGTGCTGAATTAGGTTTGCCCGAAAGAACAGCGAGAGAAGTAAAAACAGATGTCGCATTAAATGAGCAAGCAGACCAAGCAATTAAAGACGGGTATAATGTAAAAGGATTGATTAACAAAATCAATGCAGGTTATTTGCCTACTGATGTAGAACACATGATTTTAACTAAGTATGCAGCAGGGTTAGAGTCAAAACTAAAAACATTAGACCCTAAATCAAAAGAGTTTGAGGAAACATTTAAAGAAATAAACAAAACATATAAAGCATCTGAAAAGGGAGGTTCTGAATTAGGTGCTGCATTTAGGGCAAGACAAAACAGAGTGTTTCAAGAAGATGAATTAGGGGAAATGCTTGTTCGTGAAGCAGAAGTAAATCAAGTAGAAGATTTAACGGAAGATCAAAGAGCCAAAGTAGTTGACGAATTTAATGCTATCAAGAAAGCAAAAGAAGAATGGGAAAAGAAATACAATGAATTAGTAGAAGAACAAAGAAAGAAAGATGCAAAAGCAGAAATTGATAAAGCTAAAAAACCGAGCAGTCAAAAAAAGTCAAAAGAAGATTACGTAAAAGAAAGAGAGAAATTAAAAGAATCAATAAAAGAAAAGTGGAACAAAGCGGCTAATGACGGAACATTAACAGCCGTACCTATTCCTTATGCAAAACAGTTAGCTAATGTCGCGCCCGATGTAGCTAAACTAATGCGTTCTTATGTAGAAGAAGGTGTTACAGAATTAGCAGATGTAATAAAAAATATACATAACGATTTAAAGGGGTACATTCCTGAAATACAAGAATCAGATGTAAGAGATATTATTGCGGGTGTTTATAATGAAAAAAGAACACGTAATGAAATAGCGGCATCATTAAGAGATTTAAGGGATGAAGCAAAACTTATTAAGCAGTTAGAAGATTTAAAGAATGGAGTAGAGCCAACTAACGAAAGAGCAAAAATTGAAAGAAATAAAAAGATAACCGAATTACGTGCAAAAATAAAATCATTAAAACAGGAAGATGTTGAGGCAGAAAGAGAATTGAGAAAGCAAGAAAAAGAGGCAGAACGTGAGGCTAAAAGACAAGAAAAAGAAGCCAATAAAAAAAGCCCCGAACAAATTGTTTTAGATAGAATAAAAACACGCACACAAAAAGAAATAGCAGAACTTGAAGAAAAACTAAGCAAAGGAGATTACGCTAAAGAAGCAAAAAAAGAACCTGTACAATTAGACAAAGAAGCCATTGAATTAAAAAATAAATTAATAAAACTAAAACAAGAACGTGAAGTAAGATTAATGCAGCAAGAATATGCCAATAGAACTAAATGGCAGAAAATAAAAGATACAGCTATCGAAGTATTAAACGTGCCAAGAACTGTAATGGCTTCTGTGGATTTATCTGCACCATTAAGACAAGGTATTATACCAACTATCTCTAATCCAAAGTTAGCAGGTAAGGCATTTGTAGAAATGCTAAAGCAAGCCGTATCTCAAAAAAGATTTGACAGATGGTTTTACGACCTTAGAAATAGTCCTATTTATACAGTGATGGATGAATCAGGACTATACATAGCAGACCCACATGACCCTAAACTTTCAGCAAAAGAAGAAAGGTTTATGAACAACATTGCTGAAGAAATACCCGTAGCAGGAAAGATTATCAAAGGCTCTGAAAGGGCGCATGTATCTTATTTGAATAAAATGAGAGCCGATTTATTTATTCAGGGTGTACAAGCATTTGAGGCAGATGGAAAGACTATGAAAAATAGTCCTGAATTATACAAATCATTAGCAGGATGGATTAACAATGCAACGGGTAGGGGTAAAATGGCAGAACCACTTGAAAAAGCAGCACCCATACTCAATACAGCCTTTTTCTCACCAAGATTGATGGCGGCACGTATCAATACATTAAACCCCGCATACTACGCTAAAATGCCAAAAGAAGTAAGAATGATGGCATTGAAAGATATGGGTACGTTTATTGGCTTTGGTATGTCAATGTTGGCGTTAGCTGCATTATCGGGTGCAGATGTTGAATTAGACCCAAGAAGCACAGACTTTGGTAAAATTAAAATAGGAGATACACGCTATGATATATGGGGTGGTTTTCAGCAGTATGTAGTAGAGTTCTCACAATTAATGAGTGGTAAAACAAAGTCTGCTACCACAGGTCAAATAAGAGAACTTTCAAGCAAAACATTCCCATATAAAACAAGACTTGACGATGCCATGTCATTTGTGAGAGGTAAATTAGCCCCTATTCCTGCAAGTGCAATGAATTTACTTTCGGGTAAAAAAGTAACAGGTGAAAGAACAGATATATTTAAAGAAATGAAAGGATGGGCTACTCCGTTAATGATAAGTGATTCAAAAGAAGCATTTGAAAGAGATGGTATAGTGGGTGCATTAGCAACGGGAATACCTGCAACATTTGGTATTGGTGTACAAACATTATCTACTTTACCTAAAGGCGCAAAAACGGGGGATAAGGTATGGGATTTTATTTCAGATAAAAAAGTAAGAGTCCCCAATCCCGATGTAGAAGCAATGAAAGTGGGAAAAGACAAAAGAGAAATGACCGATGAAGAAATAGAAAAGTTTAATGAAATACGTTTGAAAAAACTTGAAAGCGGTATTGAAAACCTAATGAAGAAAGGATATAACATAGTTGAAAAAGGAAACGTAAAATTCAAAAAAGCAGAAGATTTAACACAAGAGCAACTGCAAGACAGAATAGAATCAATATCAAGAAAAGCAACTTCCGAAGCTAAAGAAGAACTATTTGGCAAAGAACAAAAAACACCACAAGAAAAAAGACAAGAAAGAATAGCTGAAAGACTAAACAAAAAAATATCCTAATATATGGCTGAAACATCGTTAGAAGCTGCAAATAAAAAAATAGCAGAATATGAAAAAAGGATGGGTATAGGTCAATATGACCCCGCAAGAGAGGGTTATTTAGTTTTAGTTAATATTCTTGACCAACAAATAGAATACTTAAAAACATTTAAGATTAGCAGTAAAATTTCTTCGGAAGAAAAGGCTGATACTGTTGCGTATAAAAATTCAAAAGAATTGTGGGAAAATTTACCCACAATGATAAAATCTGTTAGAGATTTGAAACTTGAATTAAAAATGGAAGGTGAGCAAAAGGTAAATGTTTATACCCCCGTATCTCCACGTTCAATAGCAGACGGTACAGCTACAATAGAATAATATATGTTTTACGAAATAGAAAACGGAACTTTATTTGAAATACCCGACAATGCATTTGGGTTTACCTATAAATGCTATGTCCCCCCTGTTGGGTACGGTTTGTGTTCTCAAAGCGGAGAGGTTTTACCTACGGACATATTAGAAAGAACTAAAAATGATGAAGATTGTATTTGGATTAGACCCAAATTGCCATCAGATTATAATGCAAGAAGGAAAAAAGAAAAAGAGGCTCAAAAAATTAGACCCGATTATATAGACCCTTATTTAGAAGAAATAAGAATTAGGGAATGGAAAAGAAGGTTAAGAGGGGTTTGGTTTTGGAATTATAATCCTAAAGAAAAAAAAGCAGAATTAATATATATAACAGGGCTTCATTATCTATATATAACATATTGGAAGTTTCAGGGTAAACTAATGGATTTTCGTATTCCTGACAGGGATTTATTTTATGTTGTTTCATATTGTATGTTTGACCCCGATTGTTTAGGAATTAACGAATTAACAAAAAGAAAAAACGGTAAAACAGCAAGGGTTGGTTGTTGGCTATACGAAAGAACGTCAAGGTTAGCTAATCATCATGGGGGTGTTCAGAGCAAGGCTGACGATGATGCCGAAGAAGTTTTTAAAAAGGCTATTCGTGATCCGTGGAAAACACTACCAGACTTTTTCAGACCACGCTATGACGTAATGAAGGGGGATAGTCCTAATGATGAATTAAGATTTTTTGCTACATCAAGGAGAGGCTCTAAAACAGAAGAAGATGATAATGATTTTGAAGAACCATTAAATTCGTTTATTGATTATAAATCTTCATCAGAAGCAGCGTACGATGGGCCAGAGTTGCACTCTTACATTTCGGATGAAAGCGGTAAGACAAAAAAGCCTGTTTCAATAAAAGAAAGACAAAACGTAGTAAGATATTGTACTGAAATTGACGGTTTAATGCAAGGGAAGCATTGGTTTACCACTACCGTTGAACCAGAAAAGGGGGAAGAAGAAAACTATGATTTCCAAGAACTAACAGCAGATAGTAACCCGCTTGAAAGAAACGAAAACAATAGAACTTCAAGTGGGTTATATACATATTTCTTACCCGCACAAAAGGGTATGATGTTTGACCGATACGGTTATGCAGAAGAAGAAAAGGCAACAGCTTTTTTATTGAATACAATTAGGGGTTATGAATTAAAGGGTGATACTCGTAAAATGAGTTCATTTAAGCGTAAAAACCCAATGAACTTTAAACAGGCGTTTTCAGCAGATGGAGAATTTGCCTTGTATAACCCTGAATTAATAAACACTCAATTAGATAATATTATATGGGTAGATGGAATAACTGAATTTGGAGATTTAGTTTGGAAAGATGGATATAAAATAAAAAGACCTGTTACGGATGGCTACGGAAACGTAACCTACGTTCCTAATGAAGTTGAATGGGTGGCTAATGAAAAAGGTATGTTTGAAAAAGTAAAAGGTTGGTTGCCAAAAAATCCAAATAACGTATATGTGCAAGGTGAAAGGTATATCCCTAATAATAATTTTGCTATAAGAATAGGATGCGACCCATTTAGATACGATAAAACAAAAGATAAAAGAAGGTCGAATTGTGCGGCTTTTGCCTATCAATTGCAAGACGAAATGAATTTAAGCAGCAGGTATAATAATATGTTTGTGCTTAGATTTTCCAATAGACCCGAAAGTACAAGAGCAGCAAATGAAGAAATATTAAAAATGGCATGGTGGTGTGGTTGTGAAGTTCTATTTGAAAGAAACGTAAACCATTGGAAAAATGATTTTAACGATTGGGGATGTGGTGCATTTTTAACATGGATGCCCGGAGAAGTAGAACCCGGTATAATAACAGCAGGAAACGCAGTGCAGGTGATTTGTGATTATACGGAAGCATACATAAATAAGTTTATATCTAAAGTTCTCTTTAAAACACTTCTTAGAAAAGATACGGGTTGGTTAGGGTTTAAAGTAGAAGATACTGAAAAATTTGATGAGCCAATGGCTGCGGGTGTTACACTTATAAATGTGAAAGATAATCCTGCTAACTGGAGAAACAAACAAACATTGAATATAAATGATTATTTTAAAAGAAGAAAAGTAGGATAATTTATGAGTTGGACTAATTACTTCGATGAAATATACGTTATTAACTTGCCTGACCGAAAGGACAGATTGCTGCAAGTATGTGAAGAAATGGATAAGTATGATATACCTTTTAAATTAGTAGATGGGATAAAACATGAAAGTGGAGCAGAAGGTTTGCGGTTAGTTGTAGAAAACATTTTAAAAGAAGCGATAGAAAAAAATTACAAAGCAATACTTATATTTGAAGATGATTGTATGTGGGTAGAAAATCCTAATGGTGTAATCGAAAAAGCATTAGAACAATTACCTTCTGATTGGCATATATTGTTTTTAGGGGCGCAATGTACAAGAGGTTTTAAATATAGAGCAGGTACAAATCTTTTACAATTAGATGGTGCTTACGCTACTCACGCATGGGCTATATCTTTAACAGGGATGAAATATATTTTATCAGAAGGACTAACAGCACCAATAGATAATTGCATAGTAGATAAGGTTCAAACAGCACAGAAATGTTTTATAACGTACCCACTTTTGGCTACACAGCGAACTGGCTTTTCAAGCATTGGAAACGCAGACATTAATTGGGACGCATTTATAACACCAAGATACTATCAAAAATTAGCAGAACTAAAATAAATTTATGGAGCAAATAACGATAGCGATACCCACTTATGAAAGAGTAGAAATGACCTTAAACAGTTTTAGCAAAGTATATAATGATGAAAGAATATCAGAGATAGTAATAGTTGATGATGCAAGTAAATTGGAAACATTTAATGAATTAAAGTCCTACTGCGATATGTTGCCAAAGATTAGGCTTTATAGGAACATTACCAACCAAGACTGTTACAGAAATAAAATGACTGCTATATCATACGCAAAATCAGAATTTTGTATTTTATTTGATTCAGATAATATAATTAATACCGATTATATTGATATAGTATTTGAACAGGAGTGGGATGAAAAAACAATATTAGCCCCAACTTTTGCTGCCCCAATATTTGATTACAGAGCCTATTCGGGTCTTAAGATAGACAAAACAAACGTATCGGGATATATGGGTAAGTCAATGTTTGATACAGCACTAAATACACATAATATGTTTGTCAATAGGGATGAATATTTAAAGTGTTTTGACCAAAATATAGACCCTCATTCATCTGACAGCATATTTATGAATTACCAATGGCTTAATAGGGGGAACTCAATATACTTTGTCCCCAAGCTAACCTATCAGCATACCATTCACGAAAATTCGCATTATAAAGCAAACTGCCATAAATCTCCAGAATTTTATAAAGAGATTGAAGAAAATTTGAAAAATATGAAATAATTATGTATTTAGAAGTATGGGACGGTAGCGTTGACCCCGTAACAAGCGATAGCCTATATCAAAACTATAATTGGATAATGTCGGGTAAAAATTTTAAAATAGTAGAAGGCTTACAGTACAATCATGCCGTTCACCCATTATCCCACTACATCAATAATGTACACCGAACAGGCGACTTTAGAGAAAAAATACTTGAAAAAATTAGGAACTTAAAAATAGAAGTTGTAAGTTAGCACTGCTTTAACTTATATCGTATGTCAAAATACTTAAAATTACCCCGCCTCGCAATGATACCCCTACCTAACGGTATGAGTTAAAGCACATTGCGTAGGCGGCATTTTTTATTATATGGGTGCATTTGAGAATTTATTGGGGAAAAAATTTAATAGGCTTACTGTCGTTGGACACACTAATGAAATGTATTCAAATGGAGGGTATAAATGGATGTGCAAATGCGATTGTGGGAATGATAGTATAGTTAGAGGGGATAGTTTAAAAAGTGGGCATATTAAATCTTGCGGGTGCTTAAATTCGGAATTAACATCTAAAAGAGCTTTTAAGCATGGTCAAAACAATAAACAATTAGGCAGAACAAGAGAATATGACGCATGGCGAGCGATGATTAATAGGTGTAATTTAAAATCTACTAAAAAATATCATAGATATGGAGCAAGGGGTATTTCTGTGTGTGATAGATGGTTAAATAGTTTTGAAAATTTCTTTGAGGATATGGGTAAAAAACCGACTTTACAACATAGTTTAGATAGATACCCCGATATTAATGGTAATTATGAACCGTCTAATTGCAGATGGGCTACTAATGAGCAGCAAAGCAGGAATAAAAGCACTAATGTATGGATTGAATATAATGGCGAAAGGTTGATAATAACTTATTGGGCTAAAAAATTAAATACAAGATGCGCTCAAATTAATAAAATGCTAAAAAGAGGAAAAAATTTTGATTACGTTTATAATTTTTATAAAAACAAAAATAAATAATGCCTCACGTAACATTTCCAGCAGTAGGCAGAATGGGCAATTTTCTGTTTGAATGTGCCACATCTATCGCTTACGCATTAAAACACGAACTTAATTTTACCGTCCCGTTGCATACAACAGACGCATTTTGGTCTCCTATTTATTTGACGGATTTGCAAGATAAGTCCTATGACAATAATTTAGAAAAAATAGAATTATGGGAAAATGGTCATGAGTACCAAGAAATTCCCTTTGATGAATCTTGGAGGCAAAAAAATATCATTATACATGGGTATCGCCAAAGTGAAAAATACTTCAAAGATTACCGAAGTGAAATATTATACTTGTTTAATTATCCATGGAAAATAGAGCCTATATGCTCTTTGCACGCAAGGTATGGTGATTATTTAAAAATACCTGGCAAGCACATCATTATAGATGAAGAATATATATTATCTGCAATTAAATATATAAAAGAAAATACGGGAATTGTTAGGTTTAAGGTATATTCCGATAATATACCGTTATTTATCGAAAGGCATGGAAAACTTTACGATTTTGAATATAGTTTAAATACAAGCGAAGAACAAGACCTTATTGAAATGAGTTGTTGTCATTCTCACATTAATTCATCTTCAACTTTTTCTTGGTGGTCTGCATGGCTTAATAAAAATCCAGAAAAGATTGTTGTAACACCAAAAGATTGGTTTCAACGTGGGTGGATGAATATGAATGTAAACGATATAATTCCCGAAAATTGGATAAAAATATGAGTGAAGCATTAATGTTTGATTTTAGTGACTTTTATTCAAGAATTGCAAATCAACTTCCAAATAATTGTAAGGTAGCAGAAATTGGTGTTGCTGATGGGCATAGTTCGCTTTTTCTTGCTAAAGAGTTACATAAACTTGGCAAAAGTTTCAAATTGTACATGATTGATAATATGGATTACGGTCAATATGAACAAATGAAAACGATATACACTAATATTATAAAAAGTGGATTAGGAGAATTTATAGAAGTAATACCTTACGATAGCGTAACCGCTTCTAATATGTTCAATGATGGTTATTTTCATTTTTTATACTTAGATTCATCTCATGAGTATCAAGAAACTAAAGATTCGTTATTAGCTTGGTATCCCAAATTGTTGGATAATGCTATTTTTGCGGGTCATGACTTTTATTGTTCTGATGTTAATAAGGCTGTAAAAGAAGTAGTTCCTAATATTATAGTTAGAAATGATATAGAAGGTAGAGTTTTTGAACCAGAGCAGTTTTTATTTGAAGAAAATACTAATAATGGGTATGGTATTTTTTATTTTATTAAAGATTTTTATAAAAAATTAAATAAATAGTATTAAATTAGCATTGTCTATCATTTCTAATCATGAAAATATTTAACATTCAAATTCCCGTAAATAGAGGCACTCCCATCGAAAGGTTAGAAGTGATAGACCCTTTGTTTGCGGGATTTTGTTTTTATGATTAAAGATTTTTGTATAAAAGATGCAATTAAATTTGGCAAAATAGGAGAACACTTGGTCGTAGCTGATTTACTAATGAATGGGTATGACGCATTTATAGTGCCAGACCACAATAGTTCTTTTGATGTTGTAATGAATAATGGAAAATCATTATTGAAAGTTCAAGTGAAAACAACTACAAAACCGTCCTTAAATAGAAATCCATCAAAAATAAAAAATATTTTAGCGCAAACTCCTTGCTATAAGTTTAATATAAAAGATAAGGGGAATGGTCTAAAAAGCTGTTATTCAGAAAATGATGTAGATATGTTTGCTTTAGTGTGCTTAGATACAAGGTTTGTTGCATACATACCATACTCCGCAAGAACAGGAAACATCTCTTTTAGAGACCCAAAAATGAAAGGCAAATATTGGAATGAAAGGTGGATGACGTACAGACCAATAATAGAAAAATATAAATTAGAAGGAAAAACATATTCCGAGATTGGCAGAATACTAAATATGGATTGGAGTACCGTTGCCGCTTATATGAGACCAGATAGAAAAAGCAGGAAAAGTGTTAATGATGGATATTATATAGACGAGTTTACTTTAGATAGGTGTATTGATTTTATTAATACACACGATAAAATAAAGACAAGTAACTTATTAGAACTATACTATAATAATTATATTAACATATCCCAATAAGTAACAAAATTTGTTTATGACATACAAGTATCTATTTTATATAAAACCAAAAAATAAATAATATGGGAATGTTAATAGGACATTTTACGGATGATGATGTAGTAGTAACTGAAAATCTTAAAAAAATTGTTGTTTTTGGCGGAAATGGGTTTATAGGGCATCATTTAGCAAGAAGATTGAAAAGCATGGGTCATTGGGTAAGAACAGTTGATATTAACGAGTATCAATTTGGCTCTATTGATTATACCGATGATTATGTAATAGGAGATTTAAGATACAAAGATGTTGTTTATAAAAATTTACTAAAAGACGGGAATCCTATTGACGAATTGTATGTTTTATCAAGTTGGATGGGCGGTGCTGGCGTGATTTTTACTGGCGAGTTTGACGATGAAATACTTTATAATTCACTAATGATAGATTTGAATTGTGCAAAGTTGGCATCTGAATTAGGTATTAAAGTATTTTGGAGTGGGTCTGCTTGTTGTTATAATGCAGATGTTCAACAAGATCCAAATAATATTGGGCTAAGAGAATTCAGGGACGATTACCCTGCCAACCCCGATTCAGACTACGGTTTTGGCAAATTAACCTCTGAAAGAATATATCAAGCATTTAGAAGAAATAAAGGGCTAAATGTAAGAATGTGTAGATTTCACAACGTGTTCGGAGTTGAAGGAAGTTGGGATAACGGTAAAGAGAAATTCCCTGCGGCAATTACAAGAAAGGTTTGTGAAGCGAGGAATGGCGGGGAAGTTGAAATATGGGGTACGGGAGAACAGACAAGAAGTTTTATTTATGTAGATGAAGCTATTGACGGTGTTTTAAAGCTAATGGATAGTGATTATTATTACCCTGTTAATATAGGGTCTGATTATATGATTTCGATTAATGATTTAGCAAAAATGGTTATTGATATTTCAGGTAAGAACTTAACCATCAAAAACGTACCATCAAATGCAATAGGTGTAAAAGGGCGTAATTCAGATAATACTTTATGCGAACAAGTTTTAGGATGGAAGCCTTCACGTCCACTTAAAGAAGGGATGGAGAAATTGTATAAATGGGTAGAACAGCAAGTGAATTTAAAAAACCAAAGCGAAAGAGTTTGAAAGCATACATAGACATAGGTACTAATTCATTAGGTGGCTATTATAGAATGATAGATATACTTGGTATTGATAATGCTTGGTTAAGATTGTTTTCAGAACCAAATCCCGAATGTTACGAGTATATAGACAAGCACATAAAAGAAGATAGTAAAACAATATTTTTTAGGGGTGCGGTTGGTGGTAAAACCGATATAGCTACATTGCTAACAAGGGATGATATGGCAGGGGATAGTGCTGCAACAACTATGGGTATTCAATTTATCACTGATAGTATTGGCTCTGTTAATCAAGAAAATCCATCCTACAATAAATATGTAGTAGAAGTAATAGGTATTAATTCATTTCTTGACAATGTAGGTAATGCAGATGAGTACTATATAAAAATGGATTGCGAAGGGTCTGAATACGCTATATTAAATAACATTAAAGCTAAGCATCTTCATAAAATAAAAAGATTATTTGTTGAATTTCACGCACATAACGATAAAATGAGAGCAGAAAGAGATAAACTAATAAACGCATACGCAAACCTAAATATTAACATTGAAAATTGGGATTAATTATGATGATGCCATTTAGAGATTTGATTGTTAATCATAATCTTAAAATAAAAGGGGTGCTGCATTTAGGGAGCAGTTTTTGTCAAGAAAGAAAAGAATACCTTGAATTAGGTTGCGGCAGAGTAGTGTGGATAGAAGCAATAAAAGAAGTATATGAACAAGCAAAGAAAAATCTTGAAGATTACCATAACCAATATGTGTACAACTATTGTTTAAGTAATGTTGATGGAGAAGAAGTTACATTTAATATCTCTAACAACGAAAGCCAAAGTTCATCAATGCTTGAATTAGGCATACACAAACAGATACACCCAGAAGTGCATTATATCAATTCTGTAAAAATGAAAACAAATAGAATTGATACATTAGTAAATAATGGAGAAATAAACATAGAAGGATTAAACTTTTTAAACGCTGATTTGCAGGGCGTAGAGGCATTGGTAATTGAAGGGATGGGGAATTATATTAAACAGTTTGATTACGTTCTTGCAGAAGTGAATAAGGTACAAACTTACATAGGTTGCATGACTATTGACGACTTTGATTATTTTATGCTGCTACGTGGTTTTGAAAGAGTAGAAACAGGATTTTGGGTGGGAGATAGTTGGACTGATGCACTCTATAAAAGATTTACCAATATATGATACAAGTACCACAAGAATTTAAACCTGTAATTAATACAGTTTATCCACCAAACAATTTCATTGAATATGAAAGGTGGTTTGGAGAAAGATATAATGAAGAAAGAGAAAGGGAATATTTAGGTGTTTATTGGTGTGCTTATCAAGTAAATAATGATTATGGCAATGATATTGTCGCTATGAGTAAACTTCAAAAATTTATCGATTCATTGCCAAGAAGTAAAAAATATTTTACAATTAGTCAATACGATGATTCTGTTGGAGTAGATTTTAAAGATTTAGATGTGCTGCAATTTAACATGAGTACGAATGATGGAATAGGCATCCCGTTAATGTGCCAACCGCATCCGTTTAAATTTAAGCATTCAAATGATTACATTGCTAATTTTATAGGTAATAAAACACATCCAATACGTAATAGTGCATTAAAATTAATTAATAATTCAAATTATTATGTTTCATTTAATAATCATGATATAGAAAGTTATTGCAGAATAATAAGCAAGTCAACTTTTACATTATGCTTTAGGGGCTACGGAAAAAATTCTTTTAGAGTTGCAGAAAGTATGCAGTTTGGGTCTATTCCTGTTGTAATAACAGATGAATTTGTGAATCCGTTTGATTTGAATTTCAATGATTTTGGTGTTATCATAAATAGTTCGGAATCAGACTATATTGACCTTATTTTAACAAACATAGACCCGATGTGTATAATAAACAAACAAGACTGTTTAAGTTCAATTTACAATGACTTTTATACATACGAGGGTTGTTATAAAAAAATACTAACATATCTTTAATCATGGACAAGCTACTTATAAAAAAAGGTAACCTTTAAAATATCTTGAAAATATGCAAAATGAAATTGCTAATCATTCATAACTTTGAAAGAGAAGATAGGTTTAATTTATTGATGAATGAATTATCAAAGCAGGGTATCTATGATTTTGAATTAATGCCTTCCGTACATGATGTGATGGGGGTAAAGCATGGGATAAACAAAGCCCATAAAAATTGCGTTCAATATGCCACAGACCATAAACTTGACGAAATAATTATAGCCGAAGATGATGTGAGATTTACACACCCCGATTCTTTCCAATACTTTTTAAAAAATAAACCACAGTCATTTGACCTTTATCTTTCAGGGATTTACTTAGGAGATATAGTAGATGGTAAAGTAAAAAGTTTTAGTGGACTTCACCTATACATAGTACATTCTAAATTTTATGATAAGTTCCTGTCCGTACCCGCAGATGAACATATTGACAGGGTATTAGGTGGATTAGGGGACTTTCATGTATGCTATCCATTTGCCGCTATTCAGCACAACGGTTACTCCCAAAATGCCATGTGCGACATGAATTATGATAGTCTTTTACAGGGTAGGGAACTATTTAACGGTTTTTGACCCATTTTTTATTAATTTATGCTTAAAATATTTTTTGAAATTTAAGCATATTTTAATTATTTTTGGTTTGATATTAATTTTCGCTTAAAATATCATCTAAAAACATATTCCATTGGACGGCAATTCATTTACTTACCCCGACAGTAACGTAGACCCACGCCTAAAAAACGAGAAGTGGATTTTACAATACTGTAAAGCCGCTTACTATGATGGCAGAGGGTACGCCCCGATGAATCCTGTTAATGCTTTCAGGGCTAAAATGGCAGAAATTAAGATGTACGCAATGGGTAAACAATCCATTCAGAAGTACAAAAAATTACTACTACCCGATGAGCAAACCGATAATAGTTGGCTAACAAGTGACTGGAATCCCCTTGCATTGCTCTGTAAATACAGAGAAATAGCTATCTCTAAGTTAGTTCAAAGACGTTACGATATACAAGCATCCGCAGTGGACGCATTGGCTAAAAGTGAAGAAGATTTGTTTTTTGATAAAATGAAGGTGAAAATCCTTATGCGTCAAAAAGCAAAAGAAATGGGTTCTGAATTAGCCGATAATCCACTTTTAATGCCCGAACCTAACGAGCCGCAAGATATGGATGCTTTAGAAATGGAAGCACCATACAGCTATAAGCACGTTATGAGTATGGAAGCGGAATCCGCTATTGACCTAATAATGCAGCAGAACGATATTGACGAAAGAAGAAAAAGGACAAACGAATATAACTTTGATTACGGAATAGGGGGTTATACTGAATATATTGATGAAAACGGGATGGTAAAAGTAGAGGAATTAGACCCCGAAATGCTACTCCTTTCCTATTGTACTAAAAACGACTTTTCAGACTTAACACATTGGGGTTATTTCAGAGAAATATATGTAGGAGATTTAGTGCCTTATTTCACAAGAGAACAGTTAGATACAATTATTAAAACAGTTGCAGGTAAATACGGAAACCAACCATACTTTGCATGGGACGGCACAGCCGACCTTTCATCATACTACAATAGATTTAAAGTCCTTGTTTTAGACTTTAAATTTAAGAATTGGAATACTACATTTTACAAAGAAGAAGTAGATGGCAGGGGTAACATAAGATTCAATAAGACAAAGTTCAAAAACATGGCAGTAAGTCCCGCAGGAACTTTGGAAGAACAGTACGAGCAGCCAATGACGGAAACGGGCGAAACGGGTGCGGCAGAACCTAAATTTAGTAAAATAACCAAAGCGGTTGTTTACAAATGTATGTGGGTAGTAAATACCGACTTCATCTACAATTATGGACTATCTGAAAACATGGTTCGTAAACCGTCAAATTGGTGGGATACTTCATTAGATATTCAGCTATACGCATGGAATTTTTACCGTATGCAGTGGACGGGTATTACTGAAAGGCTTATTCCACTTGCAGATCAAGGTTGTCTTATTTGGTTGCGTATGCAAAACCTTGCCAATAAGTTAGTTCCATACATTATGAATGTGGACTTTAACGCATTGGAATCAGTAAGTTTCGGAAAGGGTGGTAAGGCACAAGACCCTGCGGAAATAATGGACTTCATTTTAAGCAATTTTGTTGCTCCGTATAGAAGCACCGATTTGTTAAGCAGAAATCCAAACTACAAACCCGTTAGCATTGAGCCAAGCGGTCAGTTGCAAGCCTTTGTGGAATTAAGAAATGAATTAGCTACCATCATTGACATGATGCGTCAAATTTCAGGTCTTAATGAAGTAACAGACGGTAGCACTATTAACCCAAGAAACTTAAATTCTACTAATGCTGGAATGATGGAAAGCACAAACAATGCTCTCTATCTTTTAATGAACGCAGATAAAAGACAAATGACAAGTCTTGCAGATGCTATTATAGCAAAGGTTCAAATAGCAGTAAAATTAGGTAAGGTAGCAGGGTATAGAAAAGCGTTGGGTTCTGAAACAGTTTCATTCTTAGAAATTAATCCTAATATTTCAATACATGAGTTTGGTATCTTTTTAGAAGATAGCCCGACAGAAGAAGAAAGACAAATGTTTTGGCAAAGTTTGACCGCCAAAGAATATCAAGGATTGATTGAACCGCAAGATAAGATACTGATAATGTCTTGCAGGAATTTGAAGCAAGCGGATATGCTTCTTGCGTATAGAATTAAGAAGCGTAAGGAAGAAATGAGATTGTTTGAAATGCAGAAAATTCAGGAAAACAATCAAGGTCAAACACAAATGGCACTTGCAATCGAACAAGCAAAACAGCAAACAATCATGTTGCAAGGTCAAGTTCAAATAGAAGCAGAAAACGTAAAAGGTCAATGGAATTACGTTACTGAACAAATGAAAAAACAAAGCGACCAAGTTGAAGCAGGAGTACAAGCAGATGCTAAAGCACTTTCAAGTAAGATTACAGGGGAAGCTAAAATCATCGCACAGGAAATACAGGCAAATGCTAAAATTCAATCTGATAAAAAGAAAGAAAAGGCAGCCTAATTATTAATTAAATAAACATTTTATGTCAGAAGTAGCCACAGTAGAAGTACAACAAGAGCAGCAACAACAAGCACCTGTCTTTACAAAGACTACATTTTCAGCAGCACCCGCAGTAGTGGAAGTTCAAGAACAAGCCCCTACTCCTGCAACGGAAGCAGTACAAGAAACAGCCGCTACCGAAGCAGCACCCGCAGAGACGGTAGTTGTAGAAGAAAATGTCGCTTCATTTTCAATGCCGTCTTTTGGGAACGATACTGAAACTACTGAAACAATAGTAACAGAAGCAGAGCCAAAAGCAAATGCCGTTTCATGGAAAGAGGCGATTAAAACAGCCGACAGAAAAGAATTACTTAAAGAGGCGGGATTGGACGATTTTGACATTGAATTTATTGAATACAGAAAACAAGGGAATGACCCTTATAAATACCTTGAAGCAAAAGCCTTTGATTGGAATAAAGTTTCAGATGTAGATGTTATTAAAAATGAATATCAGAAACAATATCCAAATCTGAATGCAGAACAAATTGAAAGGTTGATTAGTAAAGAATTTAATCAACACGACAATGCAGACGAACAAGAAAAAGAAGATGGAGCAATCTTATTGCAAGCAAAAGCCTATAATTTAAGGCAGCAAAGAATTGAAGAACAAAAGAAGTTTCAAATACCAACTGTAACGACACAGCAAGAGGCTAATACGTTACAAGCAAGTCTTGAACAAAAACAAATAGAAGAACAACAAAGGCAGCAATATGATGCCTACATGAAGTTTGTAAACGAACACCCGTCAACAAAATCCTTATTGGAAGCTAAAAGAGTTAGTGTCAATTTAGGAGAAGGTGTTGCCCCGTTCAACTTTAATGTAGATAATCCTGAAATGCTGCAATCAGTAGCCTTTGGTAAAAATTGGGTAAGAGCCATTGCTGAAAATCCGGGAGAGCCAGATGAAAGCAAATTAATTCCCGATGTGGCAAAACTGCAAAAAATTGCGTTAGTAGCCCTCAATCCAAACTACGAAAAAGACATCTTTAACTACGGTAAATCTATGGGACTAAAAGCCATCGTTGAAGAAGGTCAAAATGCTCGCAGACCACACGGGCAATCGCCAACCGTTACACCTCAAACACCTAAAGATGCGTGGGGTGCTGCGAAGTCAACAACTTTTGGCGGCAATTAACCAAACCATTAAAAAATTAAAACAATGGCAACAACAGGTATAATTAATAAACAGTACGTATCCTCATTGGATTCGTTCTTAGACACAAGGGAAATCAGAAAAACAGTTACCGACATTTACAATGAAGATAACTTGACTGATATTCTTAATTTGGGTAACAAAAAGAAGCCCATCCAAACAGGTCAACCCTTTTACAACACTTATGTAAACGAAAGTTTATTCAAACTTTTGGATACCACAGGTGGTACAGTAAACGGTAGTGGTACAGTATCAGTAAACTTTACTTTGACAGCCGCTACATCAGGTCAGACACGTAAGGATGATATTCTTTTAGCACCAACAGGTGAAATTCCAATCATCGTAACTAACGTAGTTACTGCGTCAGGAATTGATACTGTATATGCAAAATCAGTTGCAGGTGTAAACATTACCCTTACAATAGGTGATAAACTTTCTATCATTTCAGTAGCAGTAGGTGAAAACTCTGTAAACCAAACTAATATACGTTTCGGTCAGACAAGATACTTCAACAAGTATCAAATCTTCCGTGAGATTTCAGTAGTTACAGACGTTCAAAGTGCAGCTACTGTAGAAACCACTTACAACGGTCAACCATACTTTGCAGTAAAAGACCATATTGATAAGCAAATCTTGTTGAAAGGTCATATCAATGCCGCTTTCATTGCGGGTGATATGTCAACTACATCGTTTGCTGATAGCAATGCGTTTTTAGTTGACCCTTACACAAACGGTTCAAATGGTGGTGGTAATATCCAAACTACAAGAGGTTTGCATAAGTACAATGAACTTTACGGTAACACTATCGTAAACGGTACATTAGGTACTTATCAGAAAGCAAACCTTGACAACGCAGTACAAGTATTGATTGCTAATCGTGCGCCTAAAGAACAATTAGTGTTCGGAAGCAGCCTTGCACGTACAACTATTGATACTTACCTGAAAAACTTAGGTTCTTCTGGTGTAACATCTGCACGTTTGGTAATTGATGGACGTGAGGTTGACTTGATGGTAGATAAGTTGAACTATGGTGGATTTACCTTCAACTACATGACAATGCCAATTCAAGACCAACCTGTATTGTTCCAACAAACTGTTATCAACAAATCACTTTACTACATTCCTTACAATGAGAGAGTGCCTATCGTTGGTGGTGGTTACGACAACGCAATGAATGTTCGTTATATTCCTTCTCAAACCAAATACGGTAACGGAATGATTGACGAGCTTCATGGTGGTGCATTAGCTTGGAATGGTGCGCCTACTTATGATGGTAACATCATGAACGCAACTTGTAGCTGGACTACAAAACAAGGTTTTGAAGTTCTTGCTCCACAATTCATGCTTCGTCAACAAGTATTGGCTTAATTCTATGGGTGGGGGAAATAAAACTCCCTCACCCTATTTAATAACAAAAACAAAAATATATGAGAGTAGTTCCCGGAAAGTTTAATGACTTGTCAAAAGAACTTTTAGCCAAAGTACCCAAACTAAATCATGGGGAAACTGTAACCTTTATTATGAATACAGGATTAGCTAATCCCGACCCCGACCCTGCTGAAAAAGCAAAAAAGCCTATGCTTTATCCAAAGCGCAACATTCCTATGACCGACAGAGTTAAAGACGGTGATAAGGGATGGAAAGACATTATTTTAGCAGACGCTTGGGATGGAGATAAGCCACTTTCAGAAAGGTTCTTTATGCCCGGACTTGACTTAGGCGGTATTTTTAACGGTAAGTTTTCATTGACAGGTGGCAACACAAGGGACGAGGAACTATACGAATATTTAATGTTATGCAACTACAACGAATCTTCGGTATTGGGTGCAGATAGAGATACAGCGAAACCTGCATTATTCAAATTGATTGACGCTAAAAAAGATAGCGTAGCGATTACAAGCAGAAACAATATCTTGTTTGAAGCCCTTAAATTGGCGAAAGATATTAAAAAGCCCGAAGCCGAACTATTGGCTAAATCATTGAATTGGAATGAGTATGCCACTTTTGAAGAACTACACGCAAGAGTATCAGACTTTGCAAGAGATAAACCCGATGAGTTCTTAAAGGTGTATAATGACCCTAACAAGCAGTTCAAAGCCGACATCAAAGCAGCATTGGATAAAAAAGTCCTTACATACGATATGAGAAACGGTGAAGTAATGCTTGGTACACAGTTAATTACAACAGTAAGAAAAGATTTAAGAGGGGATGTATTCAAAGCCCTAAGTGAGTGGTTTAATGAATCTCCTAACGGTAAAGATGTTCTTGAAAAAATTAAAGAACAGTTAGAAGAAAAAGAAGCCGTACCCGCTTAAATTTAACACATACATAAAAAATAGTCCCCTGCCAAAAAAGTAGGGGATTTTTTTATATTTTAAGCTATTTTTAATTAGTTTTGATAAACTTTATTACAATGGCTTTTACACCATCTTTTACAGCTACGCAAACTGTAACCAAACCATCGGAATTAACTCTTACAGATGCTTCTACTAATGTACCTACATTGACAAACAGATTAGTTGCATTAAAATTGGCAAATGGAAACTATTTAGACGAAAAAGGGAAACAAACCTCCACTTTAACATACTTAGATTGGGCGGTTTCTAATAATTCAGTTACTTATGATGTTCTTACAAAAGATTACGCTATATGGATTACGGTTACTTATTTGAATGGCAGTAGTGTTGTAGATACAAAGTCAATTCTCTTTAATTTTAATGCCTACGCTCGTATTTACAGATATAAATTATTAAAAGCAACTGCTTCTAACCCTGTATTTTTAGATAACCCAAATTTCTTTACGGTATTTTCAAATATTACTAATTACATCATTGGTGGTAATGAGGCTGTAATATTAGCTTCTGATATTACATTAGCTCAAATTTGTAACAACAAAGCAAAATACTATATAGATAACCAACAACTTTCATTTTAATGTACACAGTATTATATATAACTGAAATAGCCAACATCTGCATCTCATTAGTCGTTCAAGCTATTGCTAAAGGCGCAGAGAAAGACATTGATTTGCCGAGAAAAATATTAATGTGTACGCAATCCGTTGAAGATTATAATGAAGAAGACCCAACTAATCAATATTTAACATCTGTTTCTAATTTTTTATACGCTATATGCGGTGGGTATGCTTTTCAAGCAGAAAGTTTATACGGTGGGACTGGTGGTTTATTACCGTCTATATCTTCTGGTTCTGTATTTTTAGCCCCTTACAATATCATTCATACTGTAACAGCAGGAGAAGCAGGTTCTTCTACGTTATCTAATCCTTCATGGATTTTATTACAAAATATGAGTGATGTGGTAATTAATAACAGTACTTATCAGTACAATACAGACTTTGTATTTAATACTTCATCTGGTCAATTTAACTTCTCTCCAAGTGGGTATATTTTACAAGAAGGAGATTTGGTTACTGCATTAGCATTTGAGCAAGTACAAAATAATAGTAGTAGTTCAAGTGCAGTTACTTATCCTACTACCATTTATCCAATAGCTAATGATACATTAAATGTAACAGTAGGTGCTTTAGTGGGAAAGACGATTACATTGTTTTTACGTGGAGGCATTGGAAGTGGGGAATTGATTACATCGGGTACACCAACAGGAACACAAGTATTATTTACTTCTGCAACAGGGACATTTACCGTAGCAGCAGGGAACAAATTTATAATAGGTGAACAATTAACGGTACAATTTTATTAGTATGAATAAGTTTTTTTTGGTATTATTATTTTGTGCTGCAACCTTATTGTGTAAAGCACAATTTGTAAATACCCAAAGCATAGGTAGTAATACTACACTTTATAAAAGTAAAGGTGGCTTAGGTGCTGATAGTGCAATGGTATGGCTTAATTCTTTTGCAGATACCACAGCCGCAAACTTTTCAGTAGTGAGTAGGTATAATTCCATTATTAGAGTAGGAAATTCCTTTTGGTTTAGAACATTAAATCCTAATAAATGGAATCAATTTACTACGGGAGCATCGGGTTTATATTTATTAGTTGCAGATACCGCAGCCATGTTAGCCAATAGGCTTAAAATAAGTGATACGGCTACAATGTTATCCAATAGATTGAAGATAAGTGATACTGCAACCATGCTTTCTGCAAGACCTTTAAATAATAGATTTTTAGATTCTATATCAGCCATTAGGACATTGGCAAACAGTAAATATACGGGCGGAACAGTAACAAGCATAGCAACTAATAATGGTACGGGTTTAAGTGGGGGAACGATAACTACTACGGGGACTTTATTGATAGATACTTTAAATATTTCAACAAGACTATGGAGAAAAAAAGGTATTGATAGTTTAGCGGCTCTGATTCCATCAATTAGCGGTACGACTAACTACTTAACAAAATACGCATCTGCTACTACGTTGGGAACAAGTCTTTTGTATGATAATGGGGTAGGAGTAGGGTTGGGTACAACATCCCTAATTGCATCTTTAACTATCAGTGGGACTACTTATATATCATTACCATCTCATACTTATACAAGTGGAACAGAATACGCATTGGGGATTACAAACAACTCTACTTTTTCGGGGACGCTTCCAACAAGTAATGCATCTTTTTCAACTCTGCCAATAGAATGGCATCCTACATTTTCAGGAGTAACAACGGTAAATGGGAATACGCCATTTGGAGGCGCTTTGTTTTCTGCTTTTTCTAAATTTAGTGGAGCAGGGACAGACTCTTTAGTAACAAGTGCAAGTTCGGGCGGAATAAAGGCGGCATCCGCCATAATCGCAGGTAATTTTGATGAAGGTTCTGTAAATGGAAGATTAACAAATAGTGCTGGAATAATGATAAATGGAATATTCAAAGTAAGCGGTTCTACTGCTACCATCGAACGAACAAACCATTATCAATTACTTGTAAATAGCAGTGATGAATTTGGTAATGGTGGGAACATTATAAATAAATATGGGGTTTACCAACAAGGAACAGTAGATACAAACGTATTTAATGGAAGTTTCAGGCTACCCAACTTGCCTGTATTTGCGGATAACACGGCAGCAGCAAGTTTAGCAACAGGAACACTTTACAGAACAGCAACAGGGGAAGTAAGAGTAAAATATTAAAATATAACAATGAAAAAGTTACTTACAGTCTTATTTGTTTTAATCTCACTTATAGCAAAGGCACAGCCAAGCCCTACAAGTTCACAGGTTAGATTTCCTGCGGTATGGGTACAATTTAGAGATACTGCAACAGCAAGACCCTCTGATACGGCTTGTATTTTTTATTTTAATAATAACTTTTGGGTAAGACGAAATTCAAGTAGCTTTTTCCAAAACTTACTTGATGGTTCAGGAACAGTAACAAGCATAGCCACCAATAACGGTACAGGTATAACAGGGGGTACTATAACCACAACAGGTACGTTAGCCATAGACACATCTTCTACAATAAGCACAAAAGATAACGTACTGAATCAATTGAATAAATATGCGGGTACTACAAATACAACTACATTAGGAGCTATTACAACAGGGGTGTGGAATGGAACTGCTATTGCTAATGCCTATTTGGCTAATAGTTCAATTACAGTAAATGCTGGAACAGGATTGAGTGGTGGTGGTTTGGTATCTCTTGGGGGAGGTATTACATTAAATAATGCAGGTGTTACCTCGATTTCTGGAACAGACAATCAAATTACTGCATCAGCATCAATAGGAGGTGTTACACTATCTATTCCTACTGCGTTTATTGCGCCTGGATATATTAAGGCCACTTCAAATTTAATTGCAAAACAAAACACAAATAGTGCTACAGGTGTTGCTCTCTATTTAAAACGAGATACAGATACTGGCCCATTAGGTTATATTATACAATCTCAAAATGCAGCAGCAACAGCTAACCTATTTACAGTGGATGTTAATGGAGCGGTTAGTGGTGCCTCGTATACTGGTAATCTTATAAATACATTAACTTTTGGTGCTGGATTAAACGCTGGTTCTTATAACAACAGTGCAGCAGCAACAGTGTCTATTGCAACGGGCGGTGTAACAAATGCCATGCTGGCTAACTCTACGATTTCAGGTACAGCTCTTGGCGGCACTTTACCATCCCTAACAATTGGCACAGGTTTATCAGGCACATCATATAATGGGTCTGCTGCTGTAACTATTGCGAATACAGGGGTATTATCAAATGTAGCTGGCACGGGTATTACAGTATCAGGAGCAACGGGCAATGTAACGATTACAAATGCCGGTGTTACTTCTATTACAGGAACAGCCAATCAAATTACAGCATCAGCATCGACAGGCGGTGTAACACTATCTATCCCAACTGCATTTATTGCGCCTGGTAGCGTAACAGCATCTTCTAATCTTGCTGCAACAGAAAACACAAATAGTGCTACAGGCGTTGCTCTCTATCTTAAGAGAAACACAGATACAGGGCCTCTTGGTTTTCTTATCCAAGGACAAAATACAGCAGGTACTCTTAATCTATTTACCGTAGATGTTAATGGAGCGGTTAGTGGGGCCTCGTATACTGGTAATCTTATAAATACATTAACTTTTGGTGCTGGATTAAACGCTGGTTCTTATAACAACAGTGCAGCAGCAACAGTGTCTATTGCAACGGGCGGTGTAACAAATGCCATGCTGGCTAACTCTACGATTTCAGGTACAGCTCTTGGCGGCACTTTACCATCCCTAACAATTGGCACAGGTTTATCAGGCACATCATATAATGGGTCTGCTGCTGTAACTATTGCGAATACAGGGGTATTATCAAATGTAGCTGGCACGGGTATTACAGTATCAGGAGCAACGGGCAATGTAACGATTACAAATGCCGGTGTTACTTCTATTACAGGAACAGCCAATCAAATTACAGCATCAGCATCGACAGGCGGTGTAACACTATCTATCCCAACTGCATTTATTGCGCCTGGTAGCGTAACAGCATCTTCTAATCTTGCTGCAACAGAAAACACAAATAGTGCTACAGGCGTTGCTCTCTATCTTAAGAGAAACACAGATACAGGGCCTCTTGGTTTTCTTATCCAAGGACAAAATACAGCAGGTACTCTTAATCTATTTACCGTAGATGTTAATGGAGCGGTTAGTGGGGCCTCGTATACAGGTAACTTAGTAAATGCCCTAACATTCGGGGCCGGGTTAAATGCAGGAACATTCAATAACAGCGCAGCTTCTACTGTATCAATTGCTACAGGTGGAGTAACGAATGCCATGCTTGCTAATAGTACAATTTCAGGAACAGCATTAGGCGGAACTCTACCATCTCTCACCTTCGGTACGTATCTTACAGGTGGGTCTTATAACGGTACTGGAGCGGCTACATTAGAAACTAATGCAACCTCATTAAACACGGCATCTACATTAGTTGCGAGAGATGCTTCCGGTAATTTTGCTGCGGGTACTATTACTGCGGCTCTATCAGGTAACGCTACTACAGCAACTACCTTACAGACTGCGAGATTAATCAACGGCGTATCATTCAATGGTAGCGCAGATATTACAATAGCAGCGTCTACCACAGCTGCATTAACAATGAGCAATAGTGGTGCTGGTGCAGTCAGTGGAACAACGTTCAATGGTGGTACAGCACAGACAATCAGTTATAATACTATAGGAGCCCCATCTACCACAGGAACAAATGCTTCTGGAACATGGGGAATAAACATAACAGGAACAGCCGCCGGGGAAACACTCGCTACTGTTACTGGAAGGGGGTCAAGTACTACAACTGCGGTAACATTTAATGGGGGCCATACTTCAATATCAGCAGCATTATCAGGTGTTCAACCTTCACCCGTCGCGACTAATGGTACGGACGCTACGAGCATTCTGAATGCCACAGGCGGTAAGGGCGGTAATACCACTGGCACAACAGGGCAAATAGCCGGTGCAGGATCATTGGTAAGTCTTGTAGCAGGTGCAGGTGGAGATGCTCCTGCGGGTAGTACTAATGGTAATGGAGGAAATGTAGTTATCCAATCAGGAGTGGCAGGTAGTGGATTAGGTACATCTGGTAGTGCAGGAACAATATCATTGAATATTGGCGGAACAACAGCCTTAGGTATTGCAGCTAATCAGGCAGTGACATTATCAGGTGCTTTGAGTGGTACGACAGCTATTTTCGGAGGCGGCCCCGCTAATATTTATTTCTCACCCATATTGTCAACGTCACAAAGTACCAACTCGACTATAAGTTCTAACGTTAATAACCCTTTCAATGGCGCATCTGCAAGGGCTTTTTTCTCTGTTTCTACTTTCGGAAACAGCTGGTATTGGGGAATGGGTAGTAGTACATCAACGTATGGCAATAACTGGGTATTATCAGACGATATGAGTGCTAATAACACTCCTTCAATAATAGTATCAACTGGAACAGGTAATGTATCTCTTAAGGGTGCATTACAGGTAGGCGGTTCTAATACATCAACAGCGACTATTGGTGATGCAGGTATTACGGCAAGCGCAGGAAGTGTAGTTTTAAGAACTGGTTCAACTAAATATGCCTTTTTATTAGGGGCGCAAAATAATGTAAACGATGCTTTTGAAATCACGGCATCCACAGCAGCAGGTGGAATAATCTTCAATACGCCTATTGCTACATTTTTAAGAAGCGGCAACATAGGTATAGGCACTACTGATCCTGGATCTTACAAAACAAAAATTGTTGGTGGACGGCTATATGTTGAGACATCAAACGAAAATTATTCAATAGGTATTTCACGAGCAGGGGCTAATGCATATTACTTGGGCATCACAAATTCACTTACACCCGACCTGCTATTTAGTAACAACGCCGGAACAGAAACAATGAGGCTCACAGATGCAGGTCGCTTACTTGTCGGAACAACCACAGACGATGGAAGCAGTAGAGTGCAGGTGAATGGGAGTGTGGCTTTGTTTGGCGGCTCGTTGTTAGTGCCGAATACTTTCGGTGTCAATTTTAGAAACGCCGGAAATACTGCATATCGTTCAGGTATAACTTTAGATGGAAGTAATAATATTGTTATAGGTGCTGATATAGACATCAATACAGTTAGAGTAGGAACATCAGCAGCAACGTCAGCTTTGAGTATTGCTAATTCAGGCGCAGCTACATTTAGTAGTAGTGTAACGGCAACAACCTACGCTGAAAAAGTAGTTAGCGTCTCTACAACATATACCGTTGCAAGCGACGTAGGAACTGTATATGCAAGTAGCGATACCTATACCATAACACTACCTTCTGCCATTGGCAATACAGGAAGAACAATTACAATAAAAAGAACAAGCAATACACTTGGTACTGTAATTACTATTTCAGGTGTTACGTTAGGTAGTTCTGAAAACGGTGGAAGTTTGCCGTGTCATGCAGCAGCAGTTTATAGATCAAATGGAACAGCCTGGTATTGTATATCCTATCATGCAGGTGGTTGTAATTAATTTTAAATAAAAAAGAAGATGAAAAAGTATCTATTTATTATCAGCTTGTTTGTGCTATTCGGTTGTACAAAACAGTTTGAAACACCAATAAAAGAAAATGAAACTATATCAAATGAGGTTTACTATGGGTATAAAGCCTTTTTGGTAAGATTTAATGATTTGGGAAATTATATCATATACACCGAAATGGATAATAATTCATTTACTATACACCCAAACGTATTAAAATCGAATGTTAGGGTAGTTCGTTCATCAAAAAAAGACCCTTATTTCTACACGAACAGAAGTAATGCAAGCGATCATATACTGGAACTACCCAACGATTTTGTAATCAAAAATTTCACACATTAATCAGATGAAAACAATACTCACAGTCTTAATGGCTGCAATGGTTTTATCAGCCCACGCAGACACAACCCGGCTGCGTATCAAACCGATAGTAGCTAACATTGAAGGCGATAGTATAGTGTCTATTGACTTCGACTATTGGCGCAATGCAGACACCAATAGCACCATGACACTACTCGTTAAATACTACGACCAGACCGGAAAAATCGTAATGCAGGAAAATATGACGGTACCTGCAAGGATAGCCAATAAGTTTATTCGCAGTCGTTCAATTATTGATGATTTTATTTTGACGAGAAAAACACGAATCAGGAAACAATAATTCACAATAAAAAAAACAACGTACCATGAAAAAAACAATCGCAATCATTTTCGCAGCATTCTTAATTTCAACCAATGTGAATGCGCAGGAGAAAAACACAGCAAATTCTTTTACATCGAAACCTGGCGACTATCCAACGATAACCACCCCAAAGGACACTACTATAGCGGTAGTAATGACAATAGGCCAGTTCAGAACACTTATGTTCAAAATTGATCAGCTCGTTGACAGCAAAAGTGCATCAAAGGAATTACTCATGTTCCTACAGCAAAGCGCACAGATCATGCAGCCTGCCGATAAGCCTAAAGAACAGGAAAATCCAAAACCAAAAAATTAATTAATCATTAATCATTGAATTAACATGCAACAGATTCTACCAGACACATTAGTTACGGCCATACTCTCCTGCATTGGATTTATTGTAGTCGCATCAATAGGATTTTATGTGAATACGCACATTCGATTGAAAGCACTTGAAATTGAAGTAAAGCAGTTGCAACGAACAGAAGGAAAGCAGGATGAAAAGTTTGACACTATCCTTGATAAAATAGAACTGATGAATGAAAAATTCAACGAACTTCTTAAGGAAGTTACACACAGTATAAAATAAAACAATATGAACAACTCAAAATTCCTGCGCATCAACATGCGCGACTTGGCACACGGGTTTCTGATGGCATTTTTAACTGCCTCTCTCACTGGCATTATTGAAGTATTAAACACAGGTCAGCTGCCTACAGTTTCATCCATTAAGGCTCACGCCATTATTGGGCTTACCGCTGGACTTTCCTATGTATTGAAAGCAGTTTTGGAAAACAGCGGGGGTAAGTTTCTGAAAAAGGAACCAAAACAACCCTAAACCAGTACCATGAGAAAAACACCAAACCCGCATGCAGTAAGGTTTGTTATAAACCTTACTGTAGCAATCGCTTTTATTTTACTCGTTGCGTTCCTGTTATATGGATGCTCCTCCGCCGCAAAGATGGCCAAGAAAAAAGAAGCCGTCTACCAGACTGTGTTAACGGACAGCGCAATGTTCCGCTCAATCGGGGACAAGTGGCGGAAGATTAATCCGTGCACCAACGATACTATCCTTGGTGAAACACAGGTTTTGATCCTTTCAGACACAACCTTACTACCCGGCAAAACGGATACTTTGGTGCGTCCGGACACTGTCCGGATAGTTCAAACCAAAACCAATACTGTAACTAAATACATCGTTGATAATAAAGCCATCTATGAGCTACAGGACAGCTTACACGGTGCACGGGGCAGGGAGGCGCATCAGCGAGGCCAAATAACACAACTGGATAAAGACAGGACGACCGAACACGCAGCCCGTGTATTGGCACAAAAACGCCAAAAGCAGTTAGGTTGGGGAGTATGGGGACTGATAGCTGTACTGCTCATTACCCACGGGATAAGGTCTTTGCCTTCATTTAAAAAATTGTTATGACTCCATCAAACGACTGTTTAGAACTCATCAAGAAATTCGAGGGGTTGAGATTGAAGGCCTACCAGTGTTCGGCTAAGGTGTGGACAATAGGCTACGGGTCTACGATGTACCCGGATGGAACTAAAGTAAAACAAGGCGACACCTGCACATTGGAGCAAGCACAGGAATATTTAATGCAAGACTTGGCTAAACGCTCAGGCAATATAGCCACAATACTTCCAGATGATATTAAGCAGAATAAATTTGATGCTTTATTGTCGTTTGCTTATAATCTTGGGATTGGTGCTTTGAAAAGCTCTACGCTTTTGAAAAAGGTTAAATTAAACCAGTTCGACCCAAGCATACCGGATGAATTTATGAAGTGGGTAAAAGCAGGCGGTAAGGTACTTAAAGGGTTGGAGTTAAGGCGTAAGGCGGAAGCGGAATTGTATTCAAAATAGTTTTTTCATAGGTTAAAAGGTAAAGCCCCGTATGTCTATACGAGGCTTTTTTTGGGTTAGGTAAACAGGGGGTTATCCGCCTGTGACATCATCAACAGCATTTGTTAAATCTTCGCCAGCAGATTGTAATAATTCTTTTGTGGCATCGGGGTCTTCGCCTTTAACTAAGGAGACAGCGTCTTTTACTATTGCGACTGGCGTTAAGGCTGTCTTAACCGTTGCGCTTATTAAGTTTGAAAAGAATCCCATAACTGTGTTTTTATTTATTAATCAAAATGGTTATCATGTAGTACACTGGTATCGAGTTCATCACCGGTGTTTCCTTTTTCTTTTAAAATATCACGGCAGATAAGTACCCATCCGAATAGTAAGACAGGAATAATGATGTAGGCTATCATGGTACTATTTTTATTGTATAAAATACATTTTTCTCACCTTCCACATTCAATAATTTCACATCTCTGTAATTGCCTTTTGCTTCCCACCATATTGCGGCGGTTACCTGTTGGAACCCCGGATAAACAGTTAAGGTAGGTGAGTAAGCCGTAGCGTCATCCTTCCAAGCAATCGTTACCCTTGTTGTATCGGTTACTTTCTTTTCCATCGTTACCTGAATAAGCCACCCTTTACCCCATGATTGTTGGGCCTGCCATAGCTTAGCTGTAATGGTATGTGTCTTTAACTGGCGGGTGGGAGGGCGAAACTTAATAGGCTTACTTACTTCTTTGGTGCAGGAGGTAGCCAATATACCAATCAAAAAAGTAACGATCAGTATAAGCGTCCATTTAATTGTTGCGCCCCGGTCAAAGGTTGCGTTTTCTGTTTCTTCCATATTTGATAGGAAGTTAGGAGAGTGGTGTTTCATGGTGCAACATTTTTTAGCATATTTTTAAAAATATCTACATTTTGTCTATAGTCGCCAGATGCGTTCGTTACCAATCCAATCAGCAATGAAAATAGTAGTTTCTTCATTGTGTTTAATGGTTTTAATTGGCCACACTCGGTACACCGCATCCATTGTGAATCTGTGGGCACGTAATTATGATTGCAGGTCATTGGTTATGGGTTAGTTACATGCTATTCAAGTAAAACAATAATACCTCTTCTGCCTTATACCTATTTATTTTAAAAAACTTGGTTTTAGTATCTGCTTTACTGTATATAGCATCCGATGTTTCTTTGTTATTGAAAATAAACCACATACTAATTCCATAAGAATATTGTACTGTATATTCAGTGTTGCCATCCCAAAAATTAAACCTAATTTCAACGCATTGGTATCTCATAAAATTTAAATTTACAAAGATAAAACACAGGCCGCCGGGCAGGAGGGCGGAAGTAAAGGGTGGACTCGAACCACCGTGCAGCCAACTCTCTCCACGGAATTAATCCGCTTTGGCATCATTACAACTAAGCTTATTTTCTGAACGCCTTGCTAAGTCAATAAGCTAATCACTTAACGGGAGTATTTACTAAATAGTGCGCACTACAGAGCAACCTATACGACTACATGTGTCGCTCAATTCAGAATTTGCCCGCCACCAGCGAACCTGTGTTATTGCAGTAGCCAGTATCGTTAATTCGTCTTTTTAGCCTTCCCCTGCACTGACTTTACAATGTTATGGAAACTGGCAGCTACTGCAACTATTTCAAATATCTTGTGAGAACAAATGTAACATCTATTGTTAATAAAGAAAATTAAATATAACTTAAAATAACCCCCTTATCTAAACTCCTGCCATTCATTAAATCTTTCCCACATACTATTCTCAAACTCTAATAGTATATGTATTAAAGAGCATAGAATAAACCAATAGTATTTAAGGGTTAGTTTCATGGGTGTTTTTGTTTTGAGTATATCCTAAGTAAATTAAATAAGCAATAATCAATATACCTATTACTACTGATTGCATGAGTTTAGTTTTTCATTTACTGATTGAATAAGGCTTTGGTAGGTTTCATCAGTCATATCTATTCCCGCCATCCATTCTAAAGTAGTAGCAATGTTTATTAACTGCTCTTTGGATTGGGTGTTTTTAATGGTTTCTGTTAGCCAGTTTAGGGTTTGTGTATCCATGTTGGTATGTAGTTAAAAAAAATTTTGAATAAACAGAACTAAGAAAAAGAGAAAGCAAATAGCAGCACCGAATAAAGCACCCTTTATAAAATTTTTTAGTGCGTCAGTCATTTAACTATTTTTTTAGTTGCGTGTATTTGGGTATAGTTGCCTAATATTTTTTCAATTCAAATGTATGAACTAATTTTATTGAATGAAACTCACATTGCAGATAAAATTGTTGCCAAATGCCAATCAGAAGGTATTGCTTTACAATACTCTTAAAGAGGCAAATGCCGCTTGCAATGCGATTTCGGATGTCGCCTTTTCTAAGCGTATATTTAATCAGTTTAAACTGCACAAAGAAACCTATCACGTTGTGAAGTCTTTTTTTAATCTTAGCGCGCAATTGGTTATACGATGTATCAGTAAAGTTTCTGATTCTTATAAAATAAGTAAAAGCCCCAAGAGGGTATTTAAGCCCACTGGCAGCATTGCGTATGATAGTCGAATACTTAGCTACAAAGACCAGACCGTTTCTATATGGTGTATAGGCGGTAGGCAATCTATGCCTTATGTCTGCCACAATAAAAACCTTATACCTTACATCAAGGGCGAAGCTGATCTTGTGTTTAAGAAAGGTAAATGGTATCTTTTCCAGACTGTGGAAGCTCCCGACGAACCTATTGAAGATATTGAGGACTTTATAGGTGTAGATTTTGGACAAACAGATATAGCTGTTATGTCTGATGGCACATCTTTTAACTCCGCCACCTTGAAAGGTGTACGGAAAAAATATTCTAAAGTAAGAGCAAGCGTTCAAAGCAAAGGCACAAAGGGGGCTAAAAAACTCCTGAAACGGCTTAGTGGTAGAGAGCGCAGGTTTGTATCCATTAATAACCACACGATTAGCAAGCAAATAGTAGCAAAAGCAAAAAAAGAGAATAAAGGCATTGCTATTGAAGACTTGACTAACATAAGAAGTACTGCAAAGCCCAAAAGTAAGCAGCAAAAAACGGAACTCCACCGTTGGAGTTTTCACCAACTTAGGCTGTTTTTGACGTATAAGGCTAAATGTAGCGGGGTAAGGTTGTTTGCTATTCCTCCTGCATACACCAGTCAGACGTGCAGTTCGTGTAACCATATTGGAACAAAGGAAAACTCTTTTAGAAAAGGCAAGAACTTTTCTTGTACAAATTGTAGTAATATTAGTGATGCGGATATAAATGCCGCGCGAAATATTGCTGCATGGGGGCGCGCTGTAAACCGCCCCGAAAAATCTGATATGTATTGCGTTTTGCATTCGTATTGAGGTTTAAAGCCCACCGCCTTTAGGCGTGGGTAGTTTACGTCTTTTAACTAACTGTACTACTTTCTTATAACTTGTTTCTCCTACTATCATTTTATTTACTTTATTCTTATCTTCTCCTGTTAGTATGTATAAAGACCATGCTTTGTTTTTTCTTTCGTGTGGGGTCATAATTCTTCGGATAGGATTATAGTTTCGTTAGTTACGGGGGCTTCTTTCAGTAAATTGAAATGTAATTTCGCTTTTTCAAATTGCTGTTCTCTTGTTTCTGCTCTTGCGCCTCCATAGTAATATGTTTCAATACATAATCCGTCTTTCATTACTTCAAAGTAATTACCGTACTTAGGGTGGTTAGTTGTTTCTTTTACTTCTAATTTCATTTTGTTTAAGTTTTTTTTGTTTAAAAGATAGCATCCCATATAACATCAGCAAATAAGCAAAAGGCGATTATACCTAATGCAAGTAATGACTGTAACACTTTTTGTTTTTTAGTTAGTTCTTTTTTCATCGGTCATATAGTTTTTGTTCATTAGAAAAATCTGAAATAATATCATTAAGGGATGGACTACAAAACGTACTGAACTTAACCCAATCCTCCCCGTTAAAATACTCATACCTTATTCTTAGTTCTCTTTTGCTATTATTGGCGTTTATTCTATCCACTATTGCCTTTAAATTACTTGACTGATACATTACCTTAGAAGTTTTTTTTAAGGTGTTTATGAAGTCGGTTGCGTTGGTTAGTAGTTTCATTTTATTGGTTTTAATTATGATATTCTCCAACAACGTGAATGGGTTGAAGATACTTTTCTTACCATATTTTTTTTGCCAGGTAACATTTGGCGTGGTTCTGTTTGTTTATTTGTCACGGGTTTTAGGTTTTATTTGTTATTTAGGTATTCTTGTGCTTTGATTATTGTTGAAATTACTATACGATGTGCATGTAGAAATTCATTCAAATCTCCTTTATCAGTAATAAAGGGAACCGATGTTTTTAAAGCTTTCAATAACTCCTCAATCAATACTCTATCTTTTTCTTTTTGCCAGTTAGCACCGAAATTTACCCCTGAGATATAAGTATGTTGTGAGTGTTCTTTTCCAGTAAATCCAACATTATCCCATTGCTTATATGCAGCCTGTTCTGAATTTAATAGATCAGCGCAATTAATATTGTTTAACATATAGTTTTATTTAAATGTTTTTAATTTTCTTTTTTTATGTATTCATAGCCTGTAATTGTTTGCATGGTTTTTTGTTTTTGATAATGTGAAAGTATATTTATTTTAGTTTATAAACAAGCCTATGACATTATGATTTATCGTAATGCTTAACCTTTACTATTTGATTTTATTGTGTTAAAATAGCCACATCCCCATGACATTTAGAAAAGTAAACACAATAGAATATAGCCAATATTAAAAGTACAGCTATCATATTTCTACTCTCCCACCATTGGCGTGGTTCTGTTTGTTTATTTGTCATGGGTTCTATGGGTTTTTATTAGTTATTTAAAGGTACTTTTACAAAATTTTCCATAATTAAATATTCAAAAAAGAAATAAACATATCCAATTAAAATACACTTAAAATTTATAAAGTTTAATATGTTTTTATCTGGCTAAATACTCCCATAAAGCAGCCTTTTGAACTTCATGTTTTGCTTTTGTTTCCAGTCTTTTAATTTTCCCTTCCAGTGCATACCTGTTTTTATATCTTCCTTCTTGTAAGGCTTTTTTAAGGGCTGTTAGTTGGTAGTTTATTAGACAATGGGTCATAATTCACAAACTTTAATATGTTTATAAAATAGAATGAAAAGGGTGTTTACTAATCTGCTCTTTTGCCCATTCAATTTGCTTTTCTAATGGTGTATTATCAGCCATGCAGGTGGTAATATAGGGGTGTTTTTCATCGTTCAAATAAACTTCTATAAAAGTAGAGAAGCCCCCTAAATCTTGCCCTTTCTTAATCTTTACTTTGTGCTTATCTGCTTTCTTTGAGATGGTTAGGATTGTGTTTTGCATGGCTGATTTTTTTTATTCTGCTTCTAATTTTTGATGGTGTCGGCTGACAGGTTGTTGCCAAATGCCGCCATAGCTTTTGTTAATTTTGCTTTAATTTTAAAAAATAACTTCAATTACTCCCCATACAATAAGACTAAAACAAAGTAGTCCTAATGCTGTTTGTTCTCTTTCATTAAATCTGTTCCAATAGTTGTTAAATAGGTGTTTCATGGTCTGTATTTTTAAAAATTAGGTTTAATCATATCAGGGTCGAACTTTTCAAATGTATTCAATGCCCATGTTCTGGCTGATTCGTATGTTATAAAGTATTTACGATTTAAGTAATATGTGTTTTAGTCAACCCATTTTAATAGGTACTTCCAACAATTTAAAGTTTGCACTTTTTTCCCTCTACGGGGCTGTTTGTGAGCCGCCGGAACAATGGCCTTTAGTTTCCCGTTCAAATAAAATTCAGTACGATAAAAGCCTTTATATGCGCCTTCTGTTTCTTTTACACGTTTTGCTTCAATTGTTTTCATGGTTTTTGTTTTTGGTAATGTGAAAGTATGGGTGTTTTAGTTTATAAACAAGCCTTTAAAATTAAAATAACCTTAAAATATTATAGTAGCTTCATCAATAAGGGCAATTATGCCAACCTTAGATAAAGAGAATAATAACATTTCACTTGCTACTGCTAACGGTAATTGCTGAGTTTTTAAAACTTTTGCTTGTCTTGCTTCAAGATACATTTTACACATTAATGGCAAAATTGAAGCATCATAACCCGTAGAAGGATTACCGTTTTTATCGGTATATTCAATAAGTTTGAGCACAGCCTTCAAATCCTCTCCCACAAAGGTCTGTATATTATTCGCATCTATAAAAGCTGGCATATTGGGCACACGTACTTCCTCAATATTTCTACCTCTTTTAGTTCTGCCAAAAGCTTTAAAAATTGCACTATATGTTATTATCCTTGTGCCGTTTTCCAATACAGAACAGGGGAGAACTATTTTTCCAATTGGTAATTTCCCTGGCCTATCTGGGCATACAGCTTTTCGGTTTGTTCTTCAATGCCCGAAGCTCCTTCTGCCTTATCCCCATTGAATACGGCGGCCATATTGGCTACCGCTTCGCGTTTCCAGGTGTTGATCTGGGTCGGATGTAGTTCATACTTGCGTGACAGTTATCGGATAATTTAAAAAAACAGTTTCACGGCATCTAATATTGTACTGAAGATATACTACATTTCCAGTATATACTGTGACAGTTTTTTTACTGAAATCAAAGTCAACGCAATTAATACCGTTTATTGATTTTACTGAGTTTTTTTGAACCTGTTTCAGTTCTCTTTTGTTTTGAATAGTCTGTGTCATTGTGGTAGGTTTTATTTGTTATTGATAAAGCAAAAATTGCCGTTTCGGCGTAAGTATTTAATATTTATTAGATACATCTTCACATTTAATGAATAGAGCGAACTTGCCATCGTCTGTTTTATACACAGACGTATTATTGGCTACTGCACTCGCCCGTTCAAACGCCTCTTTTTTTGAGTCAAAAATTTGAAAGCATTTGTATTGTCTACCTTCTAAATTTGAAATATGGTTATTCAGCTTATTTCCGTCTTTATGGTTGACTTGCGGCTTATTTTCGGGGTTAGGAATAAAAGCGGCTGCAACAAGTCTATGAACTTGAAATTTTTTAGAACCTTCTTCGTTTCTCAAATTAACCGTTGAATAACCCGAACGAGATACAATGCAAGATAAGATAGAGTCTGTTTTTGTTATTTTTTTATTGTAATTCTTATCGCTTCCTCTCGCTAATGATTTTACTACTCCCGTATCAGAAACCATGTAAATCCCCTCGTATCCTACAACGTCTTTATAATTAGCTGCCGCCATCATATCTGAAATAACCAAAGATATTTTTTCAATGGTATAATCCGGGTTATTGTCTATAATATCTCTAATTATTTTTAGTTGAGGGTTCATATATTATGTTGACAAAAAGTAATATCATTTATATCAAATACGGGTGGTTTTTGGTAATAATCAGATTGTGTTGCGCTTTTTTCAAACTTTTTCAACGCGTTTTGCGTATTTAAAGCAGGTATATAAACACAATTTTCGTTGATTACAAGGTCTTTGAGTTCGCTAAAATCACCCTTTGCAGCTTTGGTAAAAGAAACATTTTGAGTCTTAAATTTAGCCTCTGTTATTTCTTTTGTATGCGTATTTATTTCATATAAGGTATGCCCTTTTTTTGGCTTTATTTTACCAAATAAGACATGCTGCACTTCTTTTTGCTGCTCTTTTGAAGATTCAACCTGAATGTTATCTTTTAGGTGTTGGCTTAACTCTTTCATCTTTACTAATTTGTTGTTTATTTATCAAATACTCTGCATACAAATAACCTATAATTGCTAGCATGGCTGCTATGGTTTTAATCATTTTTAGACGGGTTATTATCGTTAAGAATTTGTTTAATATGTTCTAATAGTTCAGGTGTCATTTCCTTATGTAATAGGTTTTTAACTCCTGCTAATATCTGTCCTGATCCCCGTTAAAGGTCATGTTAAAGGTTGACATGGTTAATAGTATTTAGATTGAATAAATTACATCTCTCAATTCAGGTGCGCCCACTGGTAAATCAAATTGACCATTATTAATGTGCTTTGCGGCTTTCATTCGTAACCAATTACGCCAGTTACCTGATCGGCTGCTATTGCTTGGGCTATTTTCTATTTTAGCCTTATATTTCGCCACTTTTTCAGGGTGCTGAATCAATAAATTTCGCCACAGGGTTAAAAATTCCTTTGCTTTCTCGCTCATAATAGCGGCTTGTCTTGCTCTTTCTGCTTTCTCTTGCTCACGCTCTTTTTTTAGAATTTCATCAGCTCTTTTGCACCTCACTTTAAAAGTACGTTCAGTAATTACTTCTCCGTCCCAATGAATCAACACTTTTGTCCGCTTTCTCATTACCCTATACGTCTTACCGTAAGGGTTGCAAAGGTGTATCTCATTTTCAAAAGACTTGATATAAGGCACTTTTATTGCTTCTGCACCACCGTATGAGCGTGAATACTCACGTAATTTTGTTACTTCGCAATTTGCGTAAATCATTAAAGGTTTCATAAACATAAATTTGTTAATGTGTTAAAAAATATCCCGTTAATTCTCATACCGATACGGGGGAAACGGTAAAGAATGGGGGCTGCTTAATTGTCAAACCATCTACAAACTTCTTCGGCTGCAAACCAAGCCATTACATTGGTTATTGTTGACTGCTCACATTTGCCGCCTCCTAAATATCTGTATAACTGTTTTTTATCGTCTGCATCCATAGGGCTATTACGGAATACACCGAAATGAGATACCATAGTTACAACATCTTCCCCTAATTGGTCGGCTGTTTCTTCTAATAACTTAACTATCAATTTACGGTATCTCATAGCGAAGGCGTGTGTATCTGAATAGTAGATAAAACCACCATAGCCGCCGCTAATACCATGATTAACTACATCCTCAACGCTATCTAATCCAATACGGTTAATAACTGCGTTAATAAGTGTTTTATACTGTGAATTGTCTGCTAATACTTGTTTTTTGCTAATCATAGCTTATCGGGTGTTTTGCTTGCTTTTAATCCCGTAGCAAGGTTTTATTTTTATTAACCTTCGTTTATTAAATCCAAAATCCTTTTACTGGTATCGGCTATATTATAGGATTGAAATACGATGCCGCCTCCGTATTGCTTGTTATGGAACTTTCTGCCGCCAATCTTATTGGCTCGTTTTACTGCTATTCCATAATAATCAATTCTTCTCATCAATCCCTCTTTAATCATTCCTTCACTTTCATCTTCCTTTAATAAATTAGTAAAATGACAGACATATCTAGGATTGCCGCATGTGTCATTATTTATTCGTGTAAATTCAATTTGATTAGTGTTCATGTTGTTGTTATTTTGATAGTGTAATATTATGAATAAAAAACGTAACCTTATGTAGTAATGACCTTAAAATCTGCTTAAAATTTACCGATTATTCTGACCTGTAAACCTTTAAATCGCTTTCACTTATTTTTTTAGTGTGGTACTTTCTTTTAGGGTTGAACTTTAAACTAATTTCATACATATACTTTTGACATCTCCATCTTGTTTTTTTTGTGCCGAATGGCTGTTCATTATCTTTAAAGGTAAAAAAGATAATGAACAGCCATTCGGCACAAATTTACCTTTAATAAGGTAAAAAAGATAATGAATTGCAAACGGGATAGTAAAACCCCGAATCCTTAGAAGCGGGAATACCATCTATAAAATAAAATGAATGACAGGCAATCCATTCTCTATTAGATTTGCCCGAAAATGGCAACATGTTAATTTGCTCGCTTGTTAAATCCGCTCCTTTAATTAGTTGTTTCATTTTTGCTCCTGCATTTGGTCTTGCACCGCCACGTTTTTTAATATTCTGATTTTCAATTACTTCGTTTATCGCTCCTGCCTGTTTATTCATTTCAATAAGTTTTATTTGTTAATATGTAAGCGTTCAAA